CAGTCACTCTGCCCCTCTTTCATTAGAAGCGTGAGTGTAAATTTTCGAGCAAGTCATTTCGGGTGATTGAAATCACAATGAAATATGGTCGATCACCTTCGAAGATAAATTGGGATGATCACAGTGTGCCACCCAAGCGACGATATTTATTCTGGATCCTCTGTTGCATGATCATTGTGGGAACGGTTGTCGCTGCTCTCGTGCTGACACGCTTTTGGCTTTCCATGGACTGAGAATTACATTCAAAGCCGCGATCAGAATCGTGATCACGTCGGCTAAACATGACGAATCATATGCAACTTTCTATCGTTTACGGTGTTTCACTTTCTAGTATACGGGGAAAGAGAAACATGCACTTCAATCGACAGCTCATTCGCTCGGCGAAGAATAGGCCTGTTTCAAATAGCTTGAAACTCGGCTCGGCAGGCCGCTCTGTAGGTTTGGCCTTAAGGGAATTGTTTAGCTCCAATGATTACGCGGTGGGCGAATCGGATCTCGATCAGTTGCTCGGAAAACTGGACGTGGTTGAGCGGGATCAAAGAAATCTGTCGTAAGAATTTGATGACGAAAGTTTCAAATAAGTATGTTGCATTTCGAGAAGTCGTAACTAAATTTAATCCGCTTGCGGGGGTCTTTAAAACCCTGTGGCTCCAAGGCAAGCAGCCCCGTGACGTTGGGAGACGTGCCGGGGCTTTTATTTTGTGCGGTCACGAAGATTGACCGAGTGGCCTTTTGTTCCTCTATCCTATAGCGCGAAGTTTAACGTCACCTAGGCAATGCGCAGCCCAAGCACAACGATCACACCTCTCGGCATAAAATTAGCGTTCATTGCTGGGGGATTGGTTGAAAATACAACCCTTTTTTCCTAATTGCCACCGGCTGCGTGCTTGTTGTAGCAAGCAGTCTGCAGATATGTGAGTCTCGCGGTTCTGGTGCGTGGAGGAAGTTTTGCAATGGCCGATATCAACGAAGTGCTTGCTGCCTTGAATGATAGAATATGCGCTCTGGAAGGAAAATCAGTCGCATTCGAAAAACTGATCACGTATCAAATGATAATGTTTCTCGCCCAGAACGAGGAGCTTCGATCGGTGTGGGATGACAGCATCCAAGGCAGCATCGACAAGTTTAGAGAAATGATCAAAGGTTCTGATGAGCCAGCAGCGGTTCTGTTGAATGCAGCGATAGAAACTCTAGGTCGATGCAAAGCCAAAGACCTTTCTGATATGAACCCCTCGTTTCCTTTCGCAGTGATAAAAGGTGGGATCGAAGACTGACTTGTCCTTCGGCGAAGTTCAACCCACGATAGCCGCCCATATCTTTTTACCGAATGTCACCAGCAAACCACCGAGTGATGCCGCGACGAATGAAACGAGCATGATGGCACCGACGCCACGCTCTCGCCATCGGTTGAAGTCTGCTACGGGTTCCTCGACCTTCTCAAGCCGAAGGTTCATTCCCTTCATCTGTCTGCTGACTTCTTCAAGCAGCCGCTCGGTTTTCTCCTGTCGCTCATATTGCTGCTTGCGATCAGATCGTGCCTGTTCCTGATCTTTGATGATGTGATCAAGTTTGCCCTCGACCCGGCCTAAAGCCCTTTCCTGTCCTGCATCTGGCATCACCAGCAACCCCGCGACTTGCCGAATGTGTTATGAGATGCGATGCCCTGCCCCGCCGTTATGTCATTGCCTGCCAGATAAACCGCTGTGTCTGACTTAACGCTTATCTGCTTCCAGCCCGCGCACGGTGAGGCTGTCGCACTGCACCCCGCCACCAAGCCGCTTGCACAAAGCAACAGCATCCATGTTGATAACTTCCTCATCTATATCTGCCCTCTTTTGGATTGCCTTTGCGGTTGCTTCTGCCGCTGCCACAGCAGCACGCTGGCGCTCTTTCATCGTCCCGTAGAGACTGCCAGCAGCCAGCAACAAAAAAGCCGCCACGAGGGCAGCCAACGAGTATTTCAGCCAGGTGGGGATTAAGGCCCAGATCATGACCGCGTCTTTCTCCAGATGCCCCAGAGCGTGAGAGCCAAGACGACACCACCGACAATGATGCGCGCCCACTGTCCACTCGTGAGACTATCCTGCTGGTCAACAATGGCCTGCGTAATGTCGGGAAGGATCGGGCCGACTGCGCCACCGACACCAGCCGCACCGGCACCGCCGATTGCAACAACGTCAGTCTTATCCGTCTTCGTGGTCGCTGTGACAGTGTTCGAAGAAACGAACGCACCCTTGGCCCATAGACCAGCTTCGGCAGCGCGCCGGTTCACAAGGCCTTGCACTTTCTTGCCGCCGGCGTTTACCCACTTGGCAAGTTCACCAGGCACAGCATCGTAATCGCCCTTGTTCAGCTTTTTGAGCAGTGTCGATTTATGAAGTGCGCCGGTGTTGAAGTCGAATGAAACAAGCACAGCGAATTGATTGTCAGTGAGTGGCACTTTAACCAGACGCTCAACCCGCGCTTCAAACTTTGCCAGATCGCTCTGCAGAATGCGTTCAGCTTCTTTATCACCGATTGCCATACCCGGCGTTACCTTTGGCGCGCCAGCCGCTGACGTATGGCCATAGCCAATAGTCAGAATGCCTGCGACATCCTTATAAGCCGTTGTCTTGAGGCCTTCCCACTGCTTGATGAGCGAAAGCCCCGCCGCGTTGATGCGTCGTGTCATTGTGTTTTCCTTTCGGCTGAGAACACGCCCATCTGTACGGTGTCGTACATTGATTAGGCGTGGATTTATGAGATGATGAGGTGGCGCAAAGACGGTCTGCCAAATACTGCTGAGCGCAAAGCTCCGACTTGATCCCTCTCGTCGGGGCTTTTTTATTGCTCGGCCATCAACTTCTGGGTGTGGTTTCGTTCGCTGCACGACTTGTGCATTTCAACTGCAAACTGTAGCATCGTCTTTTGTATCAGGAGGGGATCATGGACTGGATCAGCGTTATCAATATGGCTTTGGCAATATCGATGGCAGGGTTCGGCCTATTATGTCTCGTGATTTTGTGGGTACAGCGAGATTGAAACTATTACTTTTCCGTACGCTACCGTTCATTGCATTGCAGAACTTTTATGAGAAGATGCTAATGCATAAGGACGTCACCGCAGACAGGTCGTATGCAGAGCCTCAGCTCGGTAGTGATACCCACGAGCTGGGGCTTTTTATTTCTACCCAAAAGTAGAAGTTTATGGACTTACGCCCGACGCTTAGTTACCGAATAAAACCCTTAGGTAGCCTCGCACGGCCTCTTTTTCAGAGAAGCTCCGTCCTCTTGTTTGCAGATAATCACGATCGTGCCGGGTCTGAAGTTGTGCGATGATGGCAGTTGCCAAGGCATTCGCATCTGCAACCGGAACAAGCGGGCCGTATTTTCCGTTCTCGAGAATTTCTCTTGGTCCGCTCGGACAGTCTGTGCTCACGACAGGGCAACCACAGGCTAGAGCTTGGACTAAAACACCAGGCAGCCCCTCATACTTAGAGGACAGAACAAATAAATCAGCGTTGCGCATGTACTTAAACGGATTTTGAACGAAGCCCTCAAATATAACATCATCTGTGATATTTAACTTCTCTACCAATAGGTTGAGATCTGAGAGCATTGGACCTTCGCCCAAGATGATCAGACGAGCTTTGATTTTGGTTCGGACTTTTGCAAATGCTTTTATTAGTGTTTCAAAATCCTTTTGGGGCTTCAACTTCCCTACCGCGATAATTATGGGAATTTCTTTATTATTGAACCAAACATGCTGCATGTCCTCCAATGATTGTTCTTCAAGTGTTGAATTGTATACAGCATTGTAAACGGCATGAAGCTGATGGTCAGGTAACTTTAAAGCTTCGCCTAGATTTTTAGAAACGCCCTTTGAAACAGAAACAATTGCATCGGCCCGTTCAAAAAAATACCTTAGCGTCGGGGCTATGTGTTTCTGACGCCATTTTGCACGCCCGGTATAACCCTCACTCAATTGGTTTCGTTGGCCTATAACGATGCGTGTATCGACATCTGACACCGTGCGTGCAACGACCGCTGCGATGTTACCATAATCTAGAGCAGTCAGTAGCGCTCGAGGCCGAGTATTGCGAAGATAATCAGCCAAAGCCGGCACGGCAGCTGCGGGCTTTGGTGAGCTGGGAATAACGATTAGTCGCAGCAGGTATAATAAGTCCATCGGATAGCGCCACAGACTACGAATTGTTTGGACGAAGGAGGCTTGGCGTAGCCTGATAAGATTAACTTTGTCGGAAACCAGATCATGGAAAACGCCTTTTTCATCGACTACCAAAAGATCGACATCGACGCCCGACGCAGCAAGAGCATTAGCAAGATTCACAGTTGATCTTTCGGCACCGCCTCCCTTCAACGATTTGATGAAGATGGCTAGTTTTCCATTCTGGTCAGTAAGTGACGCCACCCAACAACTCTCCATTTTTCGAGGAAAACTTCACCTCCTTTCCCTATCTAATTAAGCTAACCGCGTTGCAATAGACAATTATAACTCTGCAGACAGAAAAAATTCCTGTTCCAATCGCGCAATGTTGCGACAGGTGTCAGTGAAAAGAATTCGATCTCTCGTCCATTGACACCTCAATGTTTCGCTCTAAATAGCGGCTATTCACAGCATCACAGCCCCCGCTTGAATGCAAAGTGAGTAACCCCAGTTGGTTCCCTCCGGCTGGGGTTTTTGCTTTTTCCAACTCTTGACGCTGAGATGCCGGACACTAAATCGAGGTTATTCACCGGATCGAAGCATTGCTCGAGTTGCACCAGTGAGTAACCCCGGTTCATGGCTGCCCGCCTGCCGGGGTTTTCTACAATCTGCGGTGAGTGTAAACTCGACTGGCGCAAGCCAACCTTAACGACGCAATCGGATGGCTCGCATGGCCCCGATCGCACACAACCGGTCGGGGCTTTTCTTTTCAGTTTTGTTCTGAGAATATGATTTTGCACCAAAGGCCGCCCGTCATAGTTGCCGGAGGTGTAGCCCCGGATTTGACCTACCGTCGTCCGGGGTTTTCTTCAGCGAAATTCTCTGTGTTTTCTTGGTTATGTGATTATTTTTCGCTCTAGTAAGGGGAAAACCGTGAAGCACATTTTCATAGACGACGATATAGACATCGGCCGTTCAGCTATCGCTACTCAGAATGCAAAAATGCTCGGCGCTAGCCTTGACACTGACGAGTATGGGAACATTCTGACGGTACGTGTTCATTTTCTTGACGGTCAAGAACAGAAAGCCATCTCAATGCCGCGAGATGATGCACTCATCCTGTTACTGACACTGAAACATTTATTGCTAGACACGGACCATGAGCAGAGACGAGCGAACTAAACAGAACGCCCGACTGCCGGGGTTTTCTTTGTTCTGACGTAGATGTAAATTCGATTGGCGCAGCTCAACATCTAGACGCGACTGGCGATCTGCGTAGCCCCGGCTCGTGCTATCCTTCATCCCACACGCCGGGGCTTTTCTTTCGGCATGAAAAAACCGCCTCAAGGGCGGTGGGGTAAGTCAGGCTATGATTACAAAATCACTGGTTGCGATTAGCTTCGAGTACGCTTAGAAAGCGCGTAACATTTTTCATGGGATATCACGTTGACCAATCAGAACGAAAAAGATCGAACAAGCGATCAAGAAAAGTCAGTAAATAAAGAGGTTGCGTTTCGCCCTTATGATCTGTGGGAAACACGCTTTAAGGACGAAAAGAGACGCATAGGGACAGCAGGCTAAAGAGAAATACCGACATAGCATATTGCATCTTTCTAAAGGGTGCTATCCAATGCTTTCATTCGGTTAGGGATCATTAATGATTACTGTTAACATAAAGAAGCCATCACTATTGCAGCGCATCGGCTTGCAGGCCAAGCGCCCAAAAGTAATATGCCTCTTTGCTTATCGTTATGATCAAAACCTAGTTCCAGATATGCTCGAGAACGTAGCTCCGTTTACTGACGGGTGGATTGCGTGGGATGATACCAAGCGCACTGAACTCTGGTACCACGAAGGCGAAGTTCGACGCTCATTGATTGAAGCTGCCCGACAACATGGTGCTGATTGGGTACTTTGCATGGACCCAGACGAGCGCCTCGAAATCGGAGCAAAAGAGAAAATTCGTGAACTCTCTTCAGGTGACCGAAAAATAATCTGGGGCGTCCATGTCCGGGAGATGTTCGCCGTAGACAAATACCGTACTGACGGCGTTTGGGGGCAGAAGAAAGGTTACCGACTATTCGCCTTAAATGAAGGTCAGGAGTTCATGAACAACAATGTTCATTCAGCGTGGTATCCGACGAACCAAGATTACGTGATGCAAATGTCCGACATCAACTTATATCACTTGAAGATGATTGATCACGCCAACAGGAGAGCCCGCGCAGATCTGTATAACAAAGTTGACACATCCGGCATTCAGGAGATTGGATACGATTACCTTGCTGATGAAACTGGCATTGTGCTTGAACATGTCCCAGAAGGTCGCTCATATCGTCCTTTTAGGAGTATGCCGCTACCGGTCAGGCAAGTCTCTTAGTTCCACGATAAATTCCGGCAATTCATTTAGAAAATCCTCAACACTCGGCTGCTCGCGCTCCCCTGATCGCACCTTGTTGAGTTCGGCCAGAGCGTAAACCCAAACCTGATCGCGCCATGCGACGAAGGCCAGTGCCTCAGCGGCCCATTGCTCATTCGTTGAGTTAACATAGCTGGCAAGCGTAGCTCCGCTATCATACTGGCGCTCGCTGGCCTTGTTATCAATCAGGTTACGGATAGCACTGCGATATGTATCAAGCGCTACGGCGACAGCTTCCGCGAGGCGTTGATCTGCTGTCAGGATGCAGGAAGCGTCAGGCGTCCACATTGGTCAGTTCCTTCTCATCGATTGAGGGAAGAGCAACAACACCGTCTACCGATACCGTTATAGGTGCAGGAGTTTCCACACTCGTACTTGGCAGTCCGTACGGAAGAATAAGAGTTATATGAATGGTCCCATCAACTTTTTCGACCGGGCCAACAATCCAATTGCAAGGGATAGCCCCTGCCGGAATGACATCACCGTCATTCAGAGGATTAAAATTGAATAGTTCTCCATTAATGCGGAGCCGGTCATCGTTGGTCTTCTCGACTGTGAGAATATCATCGCTGCGCTGCGGGGAAAATGAAAGATAAAACATCAATTCCAGCTCCCAATATGAACCAACTTAAAGAAGAAGGGACCACCATCCGCAGTGGCGCGAAACAGTTGTACGGCAGAGGACTGGTTAGTAGTAGGTCTACTGACCGATGCAGCCCAACAATGACCTGTTCCCGACAGATTATGACCTGTCACTAATTCGTAAGGTTCGGATGTAAATGTGGCTGCAAGTGCATATGGCGAAGAAGCGGCGCCATTCACGAAAATATTTCCAGCCGGGCTGCTGATTGAAAAAGTTCCACTTACACGCGCTGTTACTTGCAACCCATTTCTAAACCGCCAATAAGTACCGTTGGCGTTATTACCCACCTCCATCAAAGCGCCGGATGCCATTGTTCCTAAAATTGAAGATAAGGTACCGTCACCACGAAGAAACTGACCTGCTCCTCCTGTAAGCTTAAGCAACAAGCGTCCTACGTCAGTTAATTCGCTTTGTTGAGCGTTGCCGCTGCCGTCTGTAGTGACAACTTTGTTCTCCTCCAGCGTTAAGGCGGCAAGCTTCCCAAGGCTGCCGGTTGGGTCTTGGATGCCGAAGCCTGATGTCGGCTTCAGCTCGTACTGCCCAGCTGCATTGCCAACTGGTGTCTTGCCCTCCTCGACGCCAAGTTCAGCAAGATTTGCCAGGACACCGTTACCGAGCAGCTCGATAAGGTTTGTAGACTTTCCTGCAAACCTCGCACCATCTGGCAAAAAGCGCATGCGGTACGCGAAGGTTCCGCTCTGTCCTGGCCAAGGTTCAACGAACTGACCCGCGACATTGCTGTCGATAGGATTGCCGAATTCGCTTGTTCCTTTGATGATCGCTGTGAAACCCTGCAATTGCACAGTATCACCTTCACGAAAGCCCATCGTTCGCCAAAGCGTATTGGTGCCGGTGAAATTGACGTCACCCTGTGTGACGGTAATCGTTCCCGACACATAATCAGGTAAAACGGCCATAGATTTGCCTCCCCATGCGAAAGCACGGTCTGGTTATTCAGATTGTTTGATTGAGACGTTCAGCGTTTCCAGACGAGCGATTTCAGATTTCCTGAACCGCTCAAGTTCGTTCCGCTCTGGTTGTTGGTCTTTCTGACCTGATAGGTATTGTTCCCACGAACAGCGCTGCTATCAATTGCCGCCGTGTTGATGGATACAGCTGTGCTCTGACCGGTGGTGAGACCATAGCTGAACTGTCGAATGACAGCCCCTGTCGTGGTATTGATCAACCAGATCGTGGTTGTTGACTGCGTTGAACCACCGATAATGCTCAACGATGCATTGATGAACCAATCTAGCAAAATCGTGTTGCCTTGCGGGCTATTGATCACGAATGAGCTCAAGGTAACGTCATTGGCTGAAGTGTTGATATTGTACGACGTGTCAGTCGTTGCCGTCACAGCATTGAAGTCGAGATTGCTTGTTCCCACAATCAGATTGTTGATCACAGCATTCTGAATTTGCGCCCACTCTATCGAGACATTAACGATCTTCGCCCAGTCCATGACGAAGCCTTCGCCATACATGACGTTGTTCTGAATGACGAAGGGGTGAAAAAACTCCGTGCCGTTGGTGAAAACAATCTGTGCAGCCATCAGCGCTATGCGAGCTTGTGTACTGTTCACGTCCAGAAACAGCCCTGCGCTCTTCCAGTCGCCAACCGTGCCTCCTTCAACCTGCATACCGATGCGAGAATTCCAGCCCGACGGCGCAACCGAGCTTGCCATTCTGAATGTCGCATTTGCGCTGACATTGTTCACAACAGTCGTGAGGCTGGTGATTGCCGTTGCTTGAGCTTCAACCTCATCTTCAACACCATCAACTCTGGCCTGAAGAAGTTGGACGATGCTGGCGCCGGTATTATCCCAGAGCTGCGCGTTGATCCGGATCAGTTGCTGACCAATTGCACTGTTTGGGCCAGTTGCGACAAGGATGTCTTCTTGCCAGCTCGCCTGCGCATTGCTGAATGTGCTGGTAAGCTGACGGCTTAAACGCTGGATATCTGCATAATTTGCGTGGTGGTTGTCAGATGTCGTTGTTGCGAGTTCTTCCGCCTGACGGATGATTTCGCGCATCTGCGGACCAATCCAGCCGAGATAGCCTTTCAGGTCATCCGCCAGCCTATCATAATCGATGGGATTACCGTTATTCGCATTAAGTGTACGAAATGGTGTTGCCGCAGACCAAGCCACAGAGCGCCCGTTGTCAACACGAAGTCGGGTTCGAACAAACCAGTCCGTGAGCGATGTCAGCCCTTCAACAATCGGCACATTGATAACATCCCAGGTCACAAACTTCCTGAAAACCTGAGAGGGATCATTGGCAGGCCAATACTCAATATCGACGCCAACCACTGAAATATCATCAATCGGATCCCAGAGAAGACGTGCGCCCGGAAGCTCCCCGCCTCCGTCCGCCTTCACGATAATCGGCAGAACATCGAAATTTTGCACCTCAGCAAGATACTGAGGCGGAGGAACAACCACGATATTCGGAGGGTTGGTTTCATACGCCGTCGGATCGAATACGCCGTTGCTGATCTGCTGCAACGCAATTGAGATATCACGCACACCATCGGTGTTAATGCCGCCGAGCTGGCGAGTGAGAACCTGAAACGTTCTGTCGCCATACTTCGCACTGTTCCAACGAAGCCACCGCCCCTCCTTGATCATATCAAGAAACTTAGGATGAACGGTGATTTCGGCAGATGCCTGATAGCGAGCGCCCCGAATGGCAATATCTGCGAGACGGTCAACCTGCTTAGGATCGGTGACAGCACCATACGGGATAGCACTGGCAAGCGTCTCACGGTCTTCTGCTAAAGCGCCTGTGTCGATGCGGGTCGCGGCGTCTTTCGTTTCATAGAAATCATCTGCAGAGATATAAGACGCAGCGACGGTATTGATCAGTTCAGTCCGCTTTCGCTTTACGCTCATGCGGAGCGGTGCGCCTTTCTTGACGTCATTGTCTGTAATGATCGCCACGATAGCCTGTGGCGCGCCAGCAATCGGGAACTCACCATCCACACGCTCTACCCAAGAACCGCACATCGCTTCCAGAATTGGCGTGAGGTTCGCATCGTGGTTGGCACCGGGACCGTCTTTCGCGATTGCGTTTGACCGATAACGTTTTGTGTTGTCGGACATCACTTCGTCGCAGATGTTCGCAGCTTGGGTATATTCTGCCAAAGGCAGTCGGCTTGCGCGAACTGCTTTGCCAACCATGCGCTGAGAACCGTTGAAGAAGCCGCGTTCGAGGTTGTAAATCTGAACTGCGGGATTATCGCTGTATTCCCAAGTGTTCTGATTATCCCAGCGATGAGGACCAGAACCGCCCATCGTGCTGTCTTTACGCCAATCGTAAAGAGGAGCGCCGACGACTTCGAACAGCAACTTTGCCGGAGAAGTGAGGCCATCGCCGTTCTTGCGCAGTTCGGAAAACACAATCGCATATGCAACGCCTGCGCCACGGTGGTTTGCGGTCCAGCGGCCAGCTGGACGCGCACGATTAATCAGTGTCGCATCGGCCTGCTGATCCATAGTGCCATAGTAGAATTTGACGCGTACGTTGTCATGGTCATCGCCACTCGTACCTTCGTTCGGAACCAGCCAATAACCATCAGCATCTTGCTCTGCCAGCACGCGCCATGCGCCGTTGTATCGAACACGCGGAACGGCAGTGATGCGAAAGCTAGCAAGAGCAAAAACGTCCTGAATAAGCCGGCCACCAGAGCCATAGCTGTTACGATAGACGTGATGCCCTTCAATCCCACAGGTACCGAGAATGACCGAGCGCGGAATGTTTGCGCCATATTGCGTTTCCAGCTCGGATGCACGGCTCTGGGTCTTTGGCGGGAAAAGGGCGTTGACCGCATATTTCAGCGCAATGCCGAAAGCTGTTTGTGCGATACCGGCAAGAATTGGACTAGCGGCAGCCCAAGCTGCCACGCTCGAGACAATTCCGCCGATCCAGGCAGCGACAGGCGCAAGAAATGGCATGAGATAAACCTTGCAAATGAATGCAACAAAGCTGGCCCGCAACTGGTGCGAGCCTTGGTCATTGCAAATTGTCGGTGCTGTTAATCGCCTACGGTGTAGGCTTGCTCGATTTCCGTAACCGGAAAGAATGTCAGCCCGTGAGGCTGTTTAACTGCGAAGCCAGAACTGCAAATGAAACCGGCGACATACTCCTCGTTCAGTTTCATGACGCCAACGTCGCCACGGCGCGCAGAGAGGCGATTGACAGGCTCAAGGCCAAGATAGGCCTCAAACACATCTTTGACGTTCTCGCAGCCGTTCTGGCGCATCTTACGCGCAGCACCTGCTTCAGTCTGATACTTCCCGCGAAACTTCGAGAGTGGATCAATCCCAGTAACTGCCTTGATCGCATCGGCAGCTGACATCAGGCAGTCTGATGTCCCCCACTCTGGCAAAAGGTTCACATGCTGCGAAGCAAGATCTTCAACCGCTCGGTCCCAACCAGGCAGCCTAGCCAAATTTGATTTTGAAGAATTCATTTTTGATCCTTGCTGCATATTCGAAGAACATGTCGCCCGGTGCAACGAGCTGCTGATCCTCATGCGATGCATATCGATACCCTTCACGGAAGTTATCAACTGCTCCGGTTTCGATATGCCCTTCCAGCCAAACTTCGTCGCCTTCCTCGCGATGATCAATGACATCCACATAACCGTAGAATGTCGGCTCAGCATGGAGAAAGGCGTTATTGTCCGGGTCGAAGTAGAAGTCGTAGAAGGTGACAGGACGATTTTTGTAATCTTCCTGTTCGATCAAACCGAGCTTGTCCGGTGTTAGGCCAAAGTCAGCCTTTGCGGGCAGCTTCATTGTGATCGGCTGTGCCGCTGTTCCAAGCGCATAGACAGGTTCGTCGATATCAATCAGCGTATTACCGTGATAGGTCAAACCGCCATAATCGATACTGCCCTTGCCCGCGAAGAAGCCATATGTGCCAGTGCCAAACTCGAATTTGACGGCAGAAGCGATCTTGCCTCTGCCCTCGTTTAGAAGCTGCTGAAGACGTGCTGGAAAGGCCATGAAGCCTCCGAATCGGGTTGTAATTTCACAATAGTAGTAAGATTAAGGGGGGTGGCAGAAAATCGGAGATGACCCACATGCGCTCACTATTGGTGGCTATGATTACTTTCACCCCTATGGCTGCGATGGCAGAGGTCTATAACAATGTCGTACCAAGTAATAGTATGTATCCGACTTTGATAATGGGCGACCTTATTGGATCCAGCACTTACCTTGAGGATGAACCTGTCAAGCGGGGCGATATTATCATCAGCACGAAAAATACGAATGATACACGCACTATCTTTGTACATCGGGTTATTGGCCTGCCCGGTGAGAAAATTCAGATAAAGAAAGGTGTTGTTTACATCGACGATCAACCTCTTAAGTTGGTGAAGATTGACAACCTTCCCGATATCAACTGCCCGGTTGACGTGTTTGGTACGGAACAAAGTTGCACTTTCTTTCGTGAGTTCGCGCCAAATAATTCCGAAAGCCATATCGTTGTAAGCCAGAATGATGACTCACTTGGCGATAACACAGAGGTCTTTCATGTCCCGGGAAATCACTATTTTATGATGGGCGACAACAGAGATAATTCAGACGATAGCCGCTTCACGTCAGGACCGTTACCGAAGGATAAAATCCTTGGAAAAGTACGTATGATTTATCACAGTGAAACACCGGGCGACAAAAATGAACGCTTCAAAGGTTTCCCGCGCCTGAAATAGGCTCAACTTTAGTCAGGATCGCCATTCTTTTTGTTATCGGCTTATATGGCAGCCTAACAAAAAGGGAGGCTTGATATGAAGGAATATCCGAAAGATACGCCACACGAACTGCGAGTTCGGCTCTCAATCGGCTCGGAGTATTACACCACCTCTATGATAATCTCCCTGCTAATTGAGAAGGGTATTTTTGGCTCAGACGATGTGCAGAAGATAATAGACAAAGCTCCTGCAGAAGTTTCAGAGTTAGTAGCTCTTCGGCTGAAGCCATTTCAGAAGTGAAACAACATTCTGGCTGATCTGGTCAAAAACACCATAAACTGGCGGATTGATGTCCGCCTTTTCTTTCTTTTCCATTGTTTTCTCCATCCTTGGAAGTTTTAATCATCTTGCAGGAGTTCCCCAGGAGGAAGCATGAGCGACAAGATAAAAGCTGAGCATCTCTATCTGAGGTTTGCTCTGTCAGAGGCCCTGAAGGTGATCGCCAAGGATCGTGGACCTGAATACGTCGATGAGATGATCGAGGCGATCTTCCAAGCCAACAATGTTCAGAAGATTATGTTGAGTGATTTTGACAAGATGTTGCCCAATGATATCGACTTCAATGGCCGCGCTGCGGTGCTTAAAGCACTGGGAGCAGCAAAAGAATATCCTGAGCCTCTTGTCTAACGAACCCACCACATTCGGGCGATAATTTCACCCTCCCGTATTCTCTGGACTTCAGCTTGACGCTGAGTGTTTTCAGCATGGTAATCATCAGTGTCCGAGCAAGCGATGTAAGTTTCGTCACTTTCAAGAACAGTCGCTCCGTCCTTCATCCACGTCCGAGTTACTTCGTGCAACGGCTCTGTCATTTCGGAACCTCCACTAGTTGGAAGGTTGCTTCGGGGAATTTACCCTCGCCAATGCTCCAACTGCCCGGAATTAGCCGCATGTTCATGATCGGGTTTTTCAATCGGACCACTGAGCCTGTTGTGATGTACGAAGGCAGAAAGGGCTCAATCCTAACCTGCAAGTTTGTTGTAGCTGCTGTCGCATCGGCAGCCACTCGAACGATCAGGTTATAATCGCCATTCGACAACCCTATCAGATCACCCGCTTTCAGCTTTAGTCCGACAACCACAGTTCCGAGGGTAACAGTGTTGCCGTTAATCGCAGTGAGTGTCGGATTGCCAATGATTGCTGGATTGCTAGGATCGCCCCAATAAGCCTGCGGAATGCAAACGTGCTTGGGCGTGTAATGAACCGTCACCTGACCACCACGGCAGCGATCAATGAATGCCTCAAGCCGATTTCGGTCAGCATTGGACATCTTGATGACTTTAGCTGTCCATGTCCAAAAGGGATCACCGTTCTCGATAAAGGCTATCGCCCGCTCGCCAAATTTTGACATGGAGACCGAGCGATTGAGTACAGGGAAAGTCGCTTCATATCGAAGACCCGATGGGAGAAGTTCAGCCATTACTTTGCCATTCCTCTCGAACTAACCTGCCGAAGATCCCTTGCGGTTCTCACGGTGCTTCCCTTTTCATATGTCACGAGACCTTGCTTGACCGATCTCTGTGAAATGCGCTCAACTTCGGCTTGCCAATTGCCGTCGCGATCCATGAAAACACGCACGTCGGCAATTCCGCCCGCTTGCGCTTGCTGTGATGCAGAAGAGGGCCGGAGAATGGGCATTGAGGGCGCACGTAGTGTCGCCATCCCTCCGGTTGCAAGCGCCAAAGACTGCCCATTGTTGATACGTTCAAGCAATGATCTATTCTGCTTGGTCGCTTTGGCGTTAACAACAAACTCACCGTCAGAGAGACGCGCTGGAATACTGTCTGTATGAGGTCCACCGGGGCCACGGATCAATCCACCCGTCGCAGCTTTAACGACACCGCCGTCTTTCTTGCCGACAATCCCAGAAACCAACCCACCAAAGATGCTACCTGATTGACCAAAAATGCCGTCAAAGAGGGATTGAGACAAAATCTCGAGAAGCTTATCGAGAACTTTCCCCAAAGCATCTGCAAATGTCTCAGCTGCCGATTTTCCCGCTATGAAGTCACTGACAACGCCGCCAATCGCATCCCTCTCAGTATCACGCCATTCCTGCGCAGTTTGCTGTATTCTGCCATTTGCCTCATTGAACTTATTGGCTTCTGCGGTAGCTAAAGCCCACTGCTCGGCGGTCTTTGCAATCTCCGCACGCAACGCTGGAGTAATAGCAACGCCGGCCTTCTGCGCGGCATTAATCAGTTCCTGTTCAGTGCGAGCCTTTTCAACCGCAAAGCCATAATCGTCGATCAATGGATTGAGTTGCCGAAGAGCTTCAGTTTCCGCGACAAGTGCTGCTGTGCGGTCGGTGACACGCTGCATGTCCCCGTCAAAACGCTCTGCCGGAGTTTTCTTAGTGCGACCCTTTTTCTTATCTTCAGACGGGGTCTGAATGCCCTTGCCATAACCAGATGGCGTTGAAGCAAGAATGGATTCGGCGCGCTTTTTTTGGACTTCTAGATCGCCAACAGCACGACTAAGGATACCTGCCTGTGCTTGAGCTTGGTTGGCAGCGTATTCTAAAGGCGCAAACTCCAAGCCAGTAAATTCTTTGAACGAATTTGCTCGCCCTAAAGCTGAGTAGAAATCTGCGTTGGCCTGCGTCTCGGCCGTCTTTGCCGCCTCCAACTGCAAGCTGATCTGCTTAACCAGCTCAGCCTGGTAGTTGCGCGAAGCCGTGGCCGCGTTATTCAGCGCCGTTTCGTTGCCACGAACTGCCTCAGTGAAGGACTTCGCAGCGCGATCGCCACCATCCATATTATTGTAGAGCAGCAGAACAGCTGCGGCGGCAGCGCCTGCCAGCAAACCGATAGGCCCCAGAGCTGCGGCAAAGCTGGTGACGATTGGCACGCCGGTCCTCATCGCTGTGAGGAACTTCCCCAATGAACCAAGTGCCGTAAGAAGATTTGCAGCCAGTCCGCCGAGAGCTCGACCTGTCAAGGCCGTGATGATGACCGTAGCAAAGGTTGCGGCTACGTCAGCTACTTCCTTGAAGTTGTCGGCGACATATTGGAGGGCAGCCACAAGCTTCGCACTTGCACCGTACGATGCGTCTGCGTTGCCGATGTACGACAGGAATTCATTATTAACCTGAGTGAACGCGTCTTTGATGGTTGCGTTCGTCGCCTTGAACTGTGCTTCAATTGGCTTTTGCGCATTGAGAATGGCTTTGAAAACACGGTCAGAAGTCAGTTTGCCTTCAGCGCCTAACTGCTTAAGCCCCGCGATAGTTGTCTTAAATTCATCCGCGATGGCTTTGGCAATGATCGGAGCATTCTCACGCAGCGAGCGAAGTTCATCGCCCTGCAAAACGCCAGATCCGAGCGCTTGGCCGAGCTGCAGAATGCCGGCCGCTTGCTCCTGAGCAGCCGCACCGCCAGCCTTAAATGCCTTGGAAACGAGATCGGTAGCGAGCGATATTTCGCTTTCAGATTCCGCGACGGCCGAGGCCGATCGGATCAAGCGTGCATAGAGTTCTGTATAATCCTGCAGGCTTGTACGTGCGGCATTAGCGCCTTCTTTGAGCTCATCCAGCGAACGCACCTCAACGCCTGTCGAGGTTGCAGCCGAACGGATAAGGTTGCCTGCGCGCGTCCAATCATCGGCATATGAGGCGATCTCCTTCGCACCGAATGCGACGCCGACACCAGCCAAAGCAGAATTTAGACCGCCAAACGAAATGCGGTTAAAAGCGCTTTCAATATGCTTGGCTGCCTGATCGGATCGTCTTTCAACCTGCGCCATCTTCTGATTGGTGATTCCGACTGCACGATTAAACGAGCGTTCGAAGCCCTTGAGGTCAGCAGCGAGCTGAACTACAAGTTTCTCAAGATCTGTTGCCATTGGGGGCCTTATGAAGAGAATTATTGCAAGCGTCATCGCGCTGTCAGCGCTCACGGCACCGGCATTGTCTCTTGATGATGCAGGGTTTCAGGCGGCAGCTTTGAAGTGCTGGAATACGCCTGTTTCGTTTGACGACGCCGGAAAATTCGAAATGGCAGTTGAAATCGATCAGAAGGGACATCCGATCGACATCACTGCTAAAAGTTACGTACAGAACGGTGTTTCCAGAGGTTTTGGCGAAACTTTGAAGCGGTCAATCATGCGCTGCGCGCCGTATAAGTTTCCTGCCGGCATCTACACTATGACGCTCAACGCCAAAAAAGGCGGCAAATCCCTGAACCCATTCAAGGACTAACACCTCTCCCGTCCATCAGAACTATCGACTTACAGTTGCGACTCTGGCTTTGTAATCACACTGGCTGGGGAACATTGAAAGTGCGAATTGTGCGTCTCACTGTATTCGTAAGTGTATTGTTGGTAACTTGTGGATGGTGGGAACACGGCTATAGCCAACCCAATAATAACGGCGACGCAAACGCAGCCAGCGAGCATTCCGCCGACACAAGCAATGAAGTCTCGCTTCCCGTTCGGATCATCACAACTCCAAGCGACCAAGAAAAATATGACGCGGAAGCAAAGGATCGTGAGGATAGCCGCAACCGTGACGAATCCAATCTGACAGTTCAACGTTCCATCGCAAATAGCTCCGAGCAGGTTGCTCATTATACTTCCCTTCAGGTCTGGATTGCTGGCGCGTCAATATTGTTCGCGCTCTTGACCTTTGTGACCGCAATTGCGGCGGTGGTCTTCGCTAGAAAATCAGCCATCGCGGCTCACGAGGCTGTTGATGTCACTCGACATTTCGGTGAAGCACAAACGCGTGCGTATGTTTATGCTGAGTCAGCAGTGATGAACTGGTTTAGTGAAGGTGCCCAGGCGATTGTTACTGTAGCGAATTGCGGTACCACACCAGCCAAATACTTTTCAGTTCAAGGAACGATTGACGTTAAAGATCCAGGCGATCCCATCGTCATTCCACCTGTTGAAACTGACACGATGTCTCCGGTTTATTCTTCGCTTGGTGTGAACGAGCCCAAAACGGTAGCTATAGAAGGTGAAGGCGTCACCCTTTCCCAGCTATCCAAAGTTACGAATAATTACGTTAGTGTACGAGGTACGATCACCTACGTTACAATTTTTGACGAGACCTTCATCAGCCAATTCTCGTTCATGATGAGACTGAACCCTAAAGACGTTAAAACACTTTCTAAAGCGGCTGGTAGGCTAGATGTGTTTATGAAGGTCGCAGATCAAAGCCTTATTTGAAAGCTTACCCACCCTGCAGCCAATCCCAAAGATCGTCCTTTTCGGATTCTGATAGCTTACCCGGCTCGTCTGGCGTATTTGCTTTGATGTAACCATCAAGCGCAGCCATGTACTGCCACATCGACATTAGCCTGACTTCCTGCGGGCTAAAGCCTATTGCGGCTCCGTTTCCGTAGATGGCGGCAAATCTAAGTTTTCCATTGGGGAGACTATCGATTTCTTCTGACTTGCCGCTTCCTGCTCCCCCACCTTCTCCTCCGGAGCTCCGACGAGACCCGCAGATAGAACTGCTTGCGACAGGGTCAGATTCTCAAGAGGTGGGCGATCGGTCACATATCGACGAATGAGCGTGAGCGCTTTGGTGGGCTCCAAACCTCCGCCGACAAGGCCAAGCCTGATCGTTTCGCTGATATCTTTGATGCGCCAAGAGCGATTGTGCAGACGTTCCAACACTACGTAAGGACCCGCGTCGCATTTCTCCTGAAGTTCTTCAAGCTCGCCCCATGCGAGACGGAACGTGTAAGTTCCGTCTGCAAAGTCGAGCGACACAGATGCGTCGCGGCTCATTACGGTGTGACCGGCGTAGACGTGCGCACCATAACGCCGTCGGACTGCAGGCTAACGTTGTTCGTCGCGCGCTGGCCGTTGGTTGCGCCAACCTCCATGCTTTCAACGTGCATGAACCCAGTCCATGTAATCGTCTTCAATGGGAATTCCCATTCGACCTTCACAGGCACTGAATCGATGCTGTCAACGGCTTCAAGCCATGCGTCGACGCTTTCGGCGGCCAGCACGCCTTCGCCACTGACGCTCATCGACAGGCTGGTTGCGTCACGTCCAACCCAATCAACTAGGTCAGGGTTCTCGCAGTCCGGAATATTGACCTCTTCGAGGCCCTTTGTGATTGTAATTGAGCGCTGCGTGAATCCGCATGGATTGGTGTACACAATCGGAGTCGCGTCATTGCCGAGCAAGACGCGGATCTTCCCCGATTTAATCGTGGTTGCTTGGGCCATATTGGTCCTCGTGATTTGGTGGTGGTGAGATCCGGCAGCGCGAGTTACGGCGTCTCGATGACGGCCGTGTATTGAATCGACGCCTGATTCATGCCGGGAGCGCGAATGTAGTCAGTCCGCCAATAATCGAAGGTGACTAGTGCGTTCACCGTGAGCGGCGGCTCCCATCGTTTAAGCGCTTTGGTTACAGCGTCAGCGATTTGTCGAACCTGTTTCTGACTTGGCAGAGACGACCAGCAATTAATTTGAAAAGTAACGTCTACCGCATCGGTGCAGTCGACGCTCTCATCATTTGCTGATGCATCGCCAAATGAAACATATGGATAGGTCGCGGCCGGTATATTGCCATTAGGATCGGCGGGAGGATTGTCATAGACTTTGTCAGCGCCGATTAGCGTTGTAAGCGCAGCATTCTGCGATAACCGCGCATAGATCGCGGTTTGAAGTTCCCATACAGGATCCATTCCTTAATACCCCGCTGCAGCTTTTTTGGCGGCTCGTGTGACTGCGGATCTGATGCGGCGTTTCGTGCCTTTTTTCTTGGCGCGCCAGCTCACGTAAAAGAATGGTTGCTTTCCCTGTCCGGGATTGCTGGTACCGGCGAACATTCCCCGGTTCGTGAAACGCGTAGTGCCAAACTCAACCCAGCGAGCGTAGTAGGCTTCTTTGTTGCCAGCATAGATCGTGATCGTCGTGTCATCTCCGACAACGGAATCCACAGAAGCAATTGTAATGCTGCCTGGAGGCGCCTTGCCCCATGTCCAGCCAATGCTGTCATGAAGCACCATATCGTCAACGGGAACAAGATTGCGCATCATATCGCAAATCTCTTCCGCGCTTCTTTCCATGGCTTTTCGAATGAGATCCTGGGCTATTTGAGGCAAAAGCTTAAGCTTGCGATTTAACTGCGTGAGACCCGTAGTCTTTGTTGCCATCAGCCACCGCCCTGCACAACAGTGCGCATTTCGATGTACTGATTAACCTCGTCGGGGTTCGCACAAGACTGGATCTCGTAAAGGATGCCAGTTCGCTTGTTTCTCGCGCGCCATGACGGAGTAACGCCTCGTGTTCGTGGTTCGCTTCTGACAACGAGCGTATACGGCTGGATGCCCTGCGTGCGGGCCGCAATGTCGGTTTCAGAACCAAGGCGAGGTTGTAAACGAGCAGAAGTTTCGAACTTGTCTACCCACTCTTGGCTAGTGCCACCGCCTTCGTCCCGCACCGCTTCACGCTGTTGAAAGACGACGATGTTGTTGAGCGCACCTGCGCCTTTACGTGTCACCATCCTTCTCACCTTTTTTCGGGGTTTTCAGCTGCAAAGCCTTTTTGGCTTCAACCGCTGCAGTCGCGCACGGTGTAGTCACAAGGCCGGACCAGCCAGCCTTATAAGCAAGCGTGACTTGCGGGAGTGGCTTCCAGTCGAAGTCTTCGGTGAAGCGGACGTGGGGCATATTTTCCTCCTTCGCTCGACAGCAAAGAACGAGTCTGATCATATGGCGGCAAAGACTGGAGAAGCGCGGTTAGAGCAAAAATCAAACGCCAATCAGCCGCGCGTGTGTATCGATGATTGCAGAGCAAAACGAAATTTTTGATGAGTTTCAGATTTCCTTGCTTGTCAGAAAGCATGGATGGTCAAATCTTGTTCTTAGCTTGCCGAACAGCACACATACTTCAGTTGTAACCGACGTATTTTCCGACATCGTCAACAATATTCTTACGTGCTGCGAAGCAGTCATCGACAATCATCAACATACTCAGCCGTTTTACGATGAGCCGGGTGGATCAGTCTGGAGATTGAATCCAGATCCAGTCATGAGGCATCTGGTACGCGTCAGGATTTTTGATCTGCCGAACAAAGCAGGTGAATTCTCTGAGTCCGAACTAGCTAAGCCAGTCGTCGATTTACTAACAAAAAGGAAGCACTTGCTTCTCAACTTTATGATGGAGTTATTGAGAACCAAGCTGCTGTATGCGGATGCGTCATTTTACAAAGACCGGCAGGCCTTTCCTCACGATCGTTTTGAGACTGTTTGGAACAAATGGGCAAAAGCCAATATTGGCTGCCCATTTTCTCTGCCGCGCTGAATATTTAGTCCCGCCAAACTCGGTACGCTGAAAGCAGTGCACGAACATGCCGTGGTAGCACTGCGTCTCCGCTCGCGCTCATGTCAGGCTCGCGATTTTCGTAAAGGTCTGCACCGACAAGCAGAATGGCCGCCGAAATAGCGGCATTAATGACGATGCCGTCAGCAAGTGACGGCGTTTGACCCGCCGCTACGACCTCGCGATCGAGGTATTCAGTGACCACATTTTCTGCGGCGACGAGATAAAGCGTCAGCTTGTCGTCTTCGTCGTCGTGAAAAACACGAAGGTGACGCTTGAATACAGTAAGATCAATCAGAGCCATCGCCACTACCTTCAGGTGGTACTTCCGGCTCCGGTTCGGGCTGAGGATTTGGGATAACGACCCCGGCGCCGATGTAGCTGGCTACCCGCCTCTTACGCGTCTTTGTCGATACTGCCATCTAATTTCGCCTTCTGCTTAGGCTTGGTGCCATTCTCTGGCGCGCCGCCGTCCGCTTCCTTAGTCGCATCTGTCTTGCCAGCCAAAGACACAAGGCCCTGTGCTTCCAACTGTCGAGCTTCGCCCGCTTCAACTTTGAAGGATGGGCTCTTGCGGGTTTTCAGCTCTTTGCCGAGAGCAAAGGTCTTCAGAGCTTTGACTTCTAGAAAATCGGTCATGTTCTCTCCAATCTGGAAAACGGGAGCCGAAGCTCCCCACCCCAATTAAGCGCCTTCGACGTCGCCGGTTACGAACGACTCTGGGCGATAGACGGCGAACGCCAGTCGCTCTTCCGCGCGGATCGTGAACATATTCTTTTCGAAGTCGTCGACGTTCTCGCTCGACAGCAGCACTTCGATATCGAGACGATCGAAGATCTGTGCAGCGAAGCTGAACGCACCAGTGAGGAACTCACCTGCAGCCATAGCCTGTGTGGAAACCACTGGCAGGTTCCAGAGAGTTGGAGTTAGCGAACCCTGCGGATTACCGATGATGTAATTTCCACCAAGATCCTTGGTCAGCTCTATCTTCGCCCAATCGATCGGATTGAGAACAAATGCCGTTGCCGGATACTCGGCGAGTACGACCTGGAGGATGGCAAGACGCAGTCGGTCAATGCCAGTTTCATTCTCCGCGGCGAATGCCGGATTGAACGCAGTTGCCTGCGGAACCAGACCGTGAATGTTCTGACCAGTGCCAGAGCCATTGAGCAGCTGATTTTCTTCCGCAAAGCGCAGACCGTAGCGAGCGCGGCCATCGATATAGGAACGAAGTGCCGGTGCATCGTCCAGAATCTGACGCGAAGCCTTGAACAGATGAGCAATCGTGCGAACCGGCGCAGAAGTCATGTCGAACGTCAGGTCCGAATATGGCTTCGCAGTCGTTTCAGCGACAGGAGCTGCATTGTTCGTGTAACCGGTTTCCTTCACATACTCGATTGAGCTAGAAGCAGTCTGGCCCGGCAGCACAAGATCGCGGATTGTCAAAGTACGCTCTGGCAGACCAAAGATGCCCGGCACGCGTGCACCCGGAACGAGTGACGTGCCCTGACTACGGCCAGCGCCGACCGTGGTGTTGGCGGAAGTGATTGCAGCGCGATCTGCCGTCACCTTGATCGAACCGCGAGACGAACCTGTCAGCATGCCAGCTTTGTAATCGGCAGAGTCGATAACCAGATCGCCAAGCGACTTCTGCTCGTTCGCGCCTTCTTCCTTTTCGCGAGCGGCGCGCTTTTCGAGATCGCCAAGGCGCGTGGTCATGTCGCCGAGTTCAGACAGGGCCTTGTCGGTCTTTTCCTTGAGCTCAGCAGAAACTTCGCCGTTGGCTGCAAGCTTCGACGTAAAGTCTACAGCGAGATTGCCGACCTGTTCTTTGATGGAGGCAAGCGAAGTACCAAGCTCGCCGATCTTATCGGCAAGTACATTATCAGCCATGTGTGGCTCCTTAATTTTTGAAGAGTGGTGTGTTTGCTTCGGCCAAAAGCCGGTTTAGGGCTGCCAAAGCAGCAGCATCCGTCTCGACGTCAGGAGCCCCCTGACCTTCCTTGAGGTAGAGCCGAGCGGCCCGCTCTGCCTCAGAATTCGATAGGTTTAGAAGACCCTTCAAACCATTCTCGAATTCGCGTTTGGTAATCTGTTCGCCTGTTGCCATTTTCGAGGCAAGAAGCGTGGCTGCATCGGCCTTTGCGGCGTTAGATGCTTTTACCCGCCGCACATATGCTGGCTCGGTTTCGGCGCCAAAGCGTGCCAGTGTCTCGTCAAGCGTTGCGACACGGTCAGCCATGCCCAGCTCGATAAGCTTTTCCGAGTAGAAAACTCTGCCCTGACCGAAATCAGCTTCCACGCGGGCTTTTGTGATACCGCGACCATCGGCAACGCTTGTTAGGAAGCGTTCATACGAACGGTTCACGCTTTCCTGAATATACGCCAGTGTTTCCTTGCCAAGCGGCTCGGTTTCGTTGCCTTCGACCTTGTGCTTGCCCGCGGAAATATACGTCCGCTTAACGCCCGCCTTATCCAAGGCTGCCGAAATGTCATCATGTGCGGTGTAGACACCGATCGAACCAGCTCGGCCCGAAGGCGTAACAACGATTTCGTCAGCGGACGATGCCAACCAGTATGCGGCACTTGCGGCAAGACTGTTGACCTGCGCAATGATCGGCTTTTCGCCACCGCGTAGCTTGCGAATCTCGGTGGCCAGCTCGTCGGTACCAGGTACAGAACCGCCTGGGCTATCAACGTCAAGCACGACGGCCTTAACATCGTCATTCGACAGCGCCTTGTGGAGCTGCCGCTTGATGCCGGCATATGAAGTGCCTCCGCTCATTGCAGAAAACATGTCCATACGGTCAGAAAGCACCCCGTAAACGGGAATCACTGCAACCTTACCGTCGGTTTCCGCAATCTCTTTCGCCCGAGCATCGGAAACAGCAGCGGCAAACTCAGTCGTCACAAATTTATCACCAGCAGCACGAGCTGCGATAACATCCGCAAGAACTGCCAGTTTTTCGCGCTGAATCGCCCACGGCTCAGCCTCAAAGGCCGTCAAAATGTGTTCGAACTTCATAAAGTATCCTTAAGCAGCGCGCGCGTCCGGCGCGTCATCACGCGACGGTCCGCCGTTGTGGCCGATGCCGTGCAAAGGTTGCATTGTTCCATTGACGATGAGCTCGTCACCGCCAGGCATTTCAGCCTTGTTTTCATAGGATCGAGCTTCATTCGGCGTATAAATGCCATTATTGACCATCTTCTGCAGGAAGTCAGCGCGCGCTTGGCTATCGCCTCTCAGCAAGCCTTCCATATTGAACTTCACGACAGTCGTTTTGCGGGTCTTTGCGTCTAGCAAATCGCGATAGACGGCCGATTCAATGCTGCGCAGCAACGGCGTGAGGCAGGTCTTAGTAAACTGCAGGATCAGTTGCTCGATACCGCTGCCCCACGTCGTGGTCCCGTTTGAAGCATGACCAATCATGACAGGGGGCACGCCGAAGATGCGGCAGATCTGCTCAACGCTGAACTGTCGTGTTTCGAGCATCTGAGCGTCTTGAGGATTGATCGTTAGCTGCTGGTATTTTAGTCCAGCTTCCAGAACAGCAATCTTGCCGGCCTTTTCAGACCCGGCAAACTGGCCAAGAACTTCACCAAGCTGTTTACGCTGTTCTGATTTTAGGATCTGGTCAGATGAAAGAACGCCCGCAACCTGCATGCCGTTGGCAAACATTTTGCCAGCCGTCTTTTCACCCGCAAGTGCGTTGCCGACAGTGTTCCGGACAACGCCAATTGGCGAAAGACCGCGATCACAGCCGGGAATAACCATTCCACGAACGTGGAACATCTTGTCTTCGCTGATACGACGGATTGTGCCTGACTTACCCTTGGACGTTTCGGTCACTTCGTAATAGCGATTGTTCCGATCGTCACGGCAGACCTTAACGGCGAGCGGATGAAATGGATTCAAAGCAGTAAGCCGACCGCCGTTCATCTTCTTTTCGGCGAAAAAGTTACCGTCCAGACAAAGGCACATGGCCACCATCGCCCAAAAATCAGACGCTGTGTCATCAAGATTGGGCATATCGTGAAGCAGCTCATAAAGAACGTTTTCACGATCGATTGTGACGCCATCGTCTTTAAAAACGTTACATGGCAGCGTTTTCACAGAGTTCGCTACGAGATTTACACACGCCCAAACAGCATCAAGCTCAAGAGCCTTTTCGTAATTGACTGTTTCACCTGACGTAGTTCCAAGGCCGAAGAAACCTTGCCAGAACTCGCCGTCGGTGAGCTTGATGGGCTTTCCGACCCATCTATCAATGAAGCCCATATTCGCTCCGTCGTGAGTTAGGCGATGACGACCATGTTATTGATAAAGTCATCGAGGTTTTCTTCTGGCTCAATCGGAGTGTCCATCGCAGCACCAATAGCCATCGCCAAAGCTACTGCCGCATCGATGCGAACCGATGCTTTGGTTTTGACAAACCATCGGTTTTCTTGCGGATCGTGATCGAACGTGGCGCCCATCAGTGCGGTCATCAACACCGGGTTTCGCCTTAAGCGAATGCGCCCGTCGATGATCATATCTTCTAGCGCAAGCACCGAGCCCGGCATCCACAAGCCTTGCGGCGGTGGCAGGCCCGCAGCTTTTGCGGCTTCGACCTTGGCTGGTTCAGGCTTAGCCCTGACCTTACCGCCCTGCGGATGTGCAACATGATCTACTTCAATGCCGAGCGCGTCTACCTCTTCGCGAAACTTGTCGTAAGCGTAGCGGTCGTAAGCAATGGCTTTGATTTCGAATTGCTGGTCAAGCTGTTGGAGACGTGCCGCAACAAAGTCATATCGGACACGTTTGCCCGGCGTGGCATTGAGCCAGCCTTGTTGCACCCATAGCTCATACGGCGCTTTGTCGGCCTGTGCTCTGGCTTGCAGCGTTTCCTGTGGTGTCCAAGCCTCAACCCACGCATCAAAGGTCGGCAGACTGACGGTAGCTCCGTCATCACGTTCCATTTCCATGAAACCCGTAGGAACCACGCAGGCAAGAACAGTCATATCCTTACTGCCCGAAAGGTCGACGCCCATGAAAACAGGCTTGTCAGCATGTTCCTCTTCGGGGTCGAAGTCGTCCATGACGCTTTCGACAGTCTCACGCGGCATCCATGCCTTATCGGCATCTGTCCAGCAGCAAAAGTGCAGACGCAGAATGCCGTTCAACTTACCCGGCATCTGCTTGGCCTGAGCAACAACGCCTGCAAGATATTCGTGCGTCAGAATCACACCGAGAAGTGGATTAGCTTTCTTCCAGCAAGTCGGATCGTTCAGAGGGTCATCCCCCTTATCGAGCGCACAAACCCATGCAAACGTTGTGTCATCGATGACTTCACCGACGTAATTAAACACTTCGTCTGGCGTCTGCGTCCCGGCTGCAACCCTAACTGCGTGCTCGTGTTCTTCCCAGCAGATGCTGTTTTTGTCGCTGCCTGAGTTTGTAATCATCAAAAGCAACGGTTGACGACGAAACTTGAAGCCGCGTTCCAGCATTTCCATCGTCGAGCGGTCTGGATGCTCGTGCACCTCATCGCAAAGCGCGAAATGAGGTCGCGGACCAGAACCCGACTTCCCCGAATCCTTTGAGATCGGACGGAAGAAAGACTGCGATTTGTGGTGCGCGATATTGAACTCGCGCCCAATACCGCCGCTGAACTTCACACGCTGCATCAAAGCAGGTGCAGCTCGGGCCATTTTCACAGCGTCCTGGAATAGGATTCCTGCCTGTTCTTTCTTAGCAGCAGCCGCATAAATCTGCGCGCCCGCTTCCTTGTCGGCGATCAATCCGAATAGGCCGACACCGCCAGCGAATGGAGATTTGCCGTTGCCTTTGCCTTCTTCAATGTACGCACGACGAAAACGACGGGAACCGTCTTCACGCTTCCAACCGAACAGCGAGCCGAGCTTGAAGGCTTGAGATGCGTGCAGCTTAAAGGGCTTGCCTTCAAACTGGCCTTCTGAGAGCTTAAGGCGCTCTTCGAAGAAGCGAAACACACGATCCGCTTCCTCGTCGTCAAACCAGAGCCCGCGTTCATGACCTGTAGCCAAATCGTCGAAATGGCGCTGGCAAGCGTTCCGAACGTGCGGGCCTGCAATCTCAGTGCCGTCAAGGACAGCTTGCGCATAAGCGCTCACACGCTCCAGCGCAGGCATATCAGTCAAGCAGATCGTCCTTCTCATCGCCGTCGTCGTGAGTCGCAACTTTCGATGCGTCCGCAGGCGTTGCACCCATCTGGCCAAGCATCTGACGCAGCAAGTTCATCGCCTGCACGCCAACTTCTTGCCCAGCCATGATGCGGCCCTGAATATTGGCCGCCATACCGACCAAAGTGCGATGTGACTGGTTCAGCCACGGCAGCTCTTTTTCAAACAGCTTCCATGCAGCCTTGGCTTTTAGCTCCGGCGTATCCTTCAACCATGCGGGAGGATTGCCGAGCGGGCCATCGGCCTTAGCGTCGGTGCGGTTTTTAAAGCGCTGCGGGTTTTTCTTATCGCTTCCCTCGACTGCCGCCTTGGCGCGAGGCGTTCTAGGCCTCGCCATGGCATAAATCCTTTACAGGGGTCATATTTTGAATTGTGGATGCGTGCGCGATGGACCCTCGCCGTTCCGGCGCTTTCGACCTTCGTCGACTTTTTGATGCCCCCAGGGGGTCAAACCGGCCACCCGTCGGCCCCGAAGGTCACGATGTCCTGACCTCGCTCCAAGCGCTGCTTGGTTCGGTCATGGCACGTCTTGCAAAGTGACTGGAGGTTGCCAGCATCCCAGAAAAGGAACTCGTCGCCCTTGTGAGCGATGACATGATCACAAACCGTCGCCGGTTCGACGTCGCCAACCTGCAAGCAGAACATGCAAAGCGGTTGATCGGTCAGTTGTCGCTCGCGCATTCGTTGCCATCGGGCAGTCTTATAGAGGCGAAGCCATGTGCGTTGTGTCATGGTGTGAAACCAAACATAGAGATCCGGCAAAAAGCAGGGGACTTATCAATGAGCAGTTTCAATTGACAAATACGTTTAGATCGCGCGCCGATGCTTGCAGGTAATCTATACTCATTCCAAACAAAACGGCCTGAACTGTCGAATTATCGTACGGGCGCAAGGCATAGGTGCTAGGCTTAAATTAGAGCAAAATGACCTGAACGGATATCTGTGCAGGTTTGGAACAATCCGCTCTGAACAAGAAAGTTTCCGTCATGGCAAAAGGCCAAGTACGCAGTAATCGTGAAGTGCGCAAACCGAAGAAGGATAAATCAGCATCTGCTGAGAAGTCTGCAAGCAAAACAGGAGGTGGCTTCACCACCCAAATCAAAGATACCGAGAAGCAAAAGAAATAATTTAAAGCTCTTGCACAATACTGCCGGATACGAACTTGAGGTAGGCGTTTACCGCCTGCCTTTTCTCAAATGAAAACGCCCCGACAAGCCGATTCAAAGGATTTTTTGTGGCCGCATTTCACATCACTCTAAGCTGGATCGCCCCTTTTTATAAGCGCGGACTTAGGTTTGCTTGCTAGTTTGGTGATTATGTATACCATTGTATGATGAAAATTTCGGCGAAGAACGCCTATCAGCTCGTTCTAACTGCCGTGTACGTCGATGGAACCCTTTTAGAACCATTTACGGCTCGTGATTTACGTCGAATTATACCAGGTTGGAATTACACCGATTATTTCGGCTTTCTAGCTTACAACAGTGATTACAACTTACCCTTAGAAGTTGCGCTTTTTATCCGAGTAGAGAGAGGATCTTATTCCCTCAACAACTATTCAGTTCAGACCTTTTGATAATTTTCCCGTAGTTTACGACGAAGCTTTGCCGGTCTCGTTTTGGATGATCTGCAACCGCAAAGGCGATTTCGCGGGCCACGCCCTAGAACAGATCAATTGGTTGCAGGAGCCGGACTTGCACCGGCGTTCTTCTGGGTATGAACCAGATGAGATGCTGCTTCTCTATCCTGCTATGAATGGCGGAAGGTGTAGGATTTGAACCTACGGGACGTTGCCGCCCGACGAGTTAGCAACCCGCTGCATTAAGCCGCTCTGCCAACCTTCCTTTTATTGATCGGCGGGGAGCCCACAGGAATGAACTCAACCCGCCGTATCCCGTCTGCCGGAGGAGAAACGGCGCCGGGGATCTGAATAGATCGGCAAGCGCAATGCAGGCGTGCACTGCCTATGTCTTCGAGCCGATGACTGCAGGGGATTGCGCGTGCTTTTCAGATTGACGACAGCACAGGTGACGCATGGCAAAGCCAGTGGGGTCGACGTGATCTCTACTATCGTCGGGTAGTTACGCCCGGTTCATCACTGACCGAGCGTCTGTCGCTGGCAACAGCCTGTGCGCACAGAACGCGGAATGATTTGGAAGATTGCCTTCCCACTATTACCAACGTTCTGGCTGATCAGTGCATGCATCAGGAAGCAAGGTCTCGGCGGTTCAATTCCCCGATGATTGCTCGCAGGGTTACAAGCGCTGTATGAACCAGAGCCCTGCCCGCACCTTGCGCTCCTGTCCGGTTCGAAATGCCTACTGTCTCCCCAACCTCGGCTAAGGTCTTTGCGTCGATGCATGCCATTTCAAATGGCTCACAAAGATAGCCAAGAGAGGTCTGCAGGCTTGCTAACTTGCGTTTCGCATCAATCATATCGTTGACTGGTGCATCGCCTTTCCATGGCTTCGGCACGTTGGTGTAACCGCTTTCCGATTTATCAGAAGACAACTGCGTCTCAGAGTCGGTAATGCTTTTCTTGCGGGACGGGATATCTACGCTGGCAGCCGTGGATTGCCTGACATGCTTGTACGCGATGCTTCCATTTGGACGAACATGGATATGGCGATCCAGAGCCATTCCTTCACCTAGTGTCACGGTCGAACCACCCAAAAGGGCATTGCTCTTCGCTGCGGTGTGAATACGGCGGTAATACATCGCGTACTTCAAAAGATCGGTGTTGCCCTCTTTGATCAGTGCTGTGGCCAAGGGCCAAGCGATATTGTCATTTGCAGCGCGACCGTCCCAATCGTTTCCGATCCCTTGACGCTTATTGATGCGGCGACGCAACTTTGCCAAAGCCTTTACTTCACGAGCACGTTCAAGCCGCATTTGCTCTCTAGCTGCCTGCCTTTGCTCTGGTGTGCGTTCGGGGCTGTGCACTCCATGGATTGCGCTGGTCATGATTCGTGGCTTCAAATTAAGCTGCGTCATTGATGTTCTCCTCGTGTGGTTCTGGTTGGTTCGTCGCGCTTTCACTCAGCCAGTCCTTAACCAGCCTCACTGCCTGCTCTGCAGCATCTTCTTCGGTCACTGCCCTGACGACCACGACGGGAAAGCCAAGAGCATCAAGCAACGGATGGCGGGTTATCTGGCTTGGTTCGAGCTTGGCCTTGCCGACCTTGTTTTCAATCTGCCGCAGCACACCACCGTAGAGATAGATCCGGACGTCTGCCTCTCCCGGCGTCAGTCCTGCAGCTAATGCTTCGGCTCTTGCCTTGGGTCCGCGCTTGGCTGCGTTCTGATCTCCAGCCAGTGTAAATGTCTCTGGTCGCACGTCTCGGGCTGTGTGAACGTATTCTGGCAATTTGCGTAATGCCCGGACCTGCGCAGCTTGCAGTTCCCATTCCAAAGGCAGTGCTTCTTTTGTAGTCACCTTGCCGTCGCGTGTCGTGATGATTGTTCGGACGCCATTAATTCGGACGGTGTGGGTTGTGGCTTTTGTGGTTCCTGGTTTTGCTGATTTGGAATTGAGCTTGCTTGGACTCAGCATGCTGGATGACGCGCCTTTCAGCGCACGTCTTCGTGTCATGGTCTCTCCTCGTGTTCATGGTTCGTCAGCTTGGTGGGCTGACAATTCACATCATGGTGGGAGTGACACGTCGGTCAAGCGTCAACCGGCATAATTTCAACCAACCTCAAATCAGGTTGTATTTTTCAATCAGGAAATTTTCTAAAAAGTGCGTAGTTCTCAAACGCATAGAACTACGCGCTGCGCGCTTTGTGCGTAAGTTTCTATATAAGAACTCTTACGCACTAAAAGCAGCGTGCTTTTGCGCAAGTCTTTTTAGGTTTTTTGAGACTTACGCAGTATGACTTACGCGTTACCTATGGTTGTATTTTGATTGTGACAGCAGGTTGTGATGCTGTGGGTACTTAAAAAAAAGCCGCCCAGATTTCTCTAGGCGGCTTTACTAGACAGGAGGCAGGTCTTTAGAACTTGTATGCTACGCCAAGACGAACTTCATTGGTCTTGAATTTATTGCGGGTGTTTTCACCATCAATTTCAAAGTTCTTGTGGCCATAATCTGTGTAGCGGTATTCAAGGCGAACAATCACATTGTCAGTGGCAGCATAGTCTACACCTGCACCAGCGGTCCAGCCGGTGTGTGTTTTGCTCCTTGAGAAGCCTTCTTCTACACCGTCCACAATAGAAGTACCGGAGTTCTTGATACTACCGAAGGCTACACCACCTGCGACATATGGCAGGAAGCGGTCCACTGCTACACCTGCTCGGGCACGCACAGCACCCGACCAACGCAGCTTCGTTTCAACGCTATCAAAATCGCCATCTTCATCGGTTTCCGAGAAGCGCTTCTTTAGATTGTTGTAGGTAACGTCGCCGTCAACACCCAGAACAATGCTATTGCCAACGTCGAAGTTATAACCAGCGTAGAGGCCTCCAAGAAAGCCATCTGGCTTCAACCGGCCGCCAAAACCATCAACATCGCTGTAAGTGGACTTACCCCAACCATAACCGATCTGTCCGCCGAGATAACCACCAGTCCATGAAAACACTGGAGCTGGAGCAATAACAGCAACTGGTTCTTCATAAACGATAGCATCGGCTGCGTTTGCAACAGAAATTCCAGCAAAGGCAAAAGTAGTAGCAAGCAGGATTGACTTGATTTTCATAGTATTTCCCCAAAGCCCCAATAGAGTGTTTAAATTATCCGTTACCCCATATATAGATTGTGGCAGGAAAATGTCTGTAACATTATCGCAACAGCAACAATCATTGGACCTTTCTTACTATCAACGATACTACATGCTTAAAAAATTACTAACGCTTTGAAAGCTATTGCTACAGCAAGCAGTGCCGCATCTCAGGCTTTCAATGCGCCGCCATTATTTGCATACGCAAAAAAAACGCCCCGTAGGGCGCTCTCTTCACATTATGATAGGATCATCACAGGCCGTATTGCTTGCGCGCAATTTCTCCAAGTCCAGCTGCGTCCAGGCTCTTCAATGGCGCGAGAAAAGTAACTTGAATTACACCTGGGTCACGTCCAATCTCGATGGCTCCGTTGACAGTTGCCCGATTACGTACTTCGGCAACAGTCATGCCAAGAAGCTTGGATGCACGCTCCAAACCGTTGACGATTGCGGCATTCATGTTCTGTGCCGTGCCGATCACAGAAATCGGCGCCACTTCCTCAGTTCTTTCCACGCCCCATTGTTGGGCCAATTTTGACGCCTTCTGCTTTTCTTCTTCGGTGAATGGGCGGGCCAGAGGGGGCAAGTCTTCCAGCAGTGGGAACAATACAGGTCCATCATTGTTGTATTTTTTCAGTACTTCAACCTGAAGCGTCACACTTCCTGCAACGTCCATGGTGTGACCAGCGATTTCTCCATCCCCCTGCGACGCATGCATGTCGCCCATATAGACGCCAGCGCCCTTAACCTTCACAGGACAAACTAGAACCGCACCCGCACGAACAGCGTCGATATCCATATGACCATCGGTCTTATGCTCCAGAAGCTGTTCCGGAGTAAGCGCGTAACTATGAGGAGCTCCGACAAGGAAGGAACCGAAGTCACCCGCATTGTGTGAGTCTGGCATAGCAATAGACGGAGTTGTGCCTAGCTGTCCCAAGAATGGACGCATTCGAACGACGGCACCAACGAGATCCGAAGGAGCATAATTTAAAACTGAGTGCTGCACCGAGTTGTCTGGCAACGAGGCATAGTGATCAGCATTTTCGGCGATCTTACGCGCTGCATCCTGTGGCAGCGTCACACCTACTGTCTGCGTATCATCGAAAACAACCGTGTAACCGTGTTCCATGGTGAACGGCTTAATGGCCTCACCACACTTATTACAGCGGACGGAATCCTGCCCCACGCCCTCGATGTGTGTTTCAGGCCAGACTTCGTCACAGGTGGGGCAGCGAGCCGCAACGAATGGGTCGCCCAAACAAAACTGGTTTGAAACTGTGTCATGACCTGAAGCTGTCGCTAGCGACGTGACAGATATGTCTCGAATACGAATGACAACTCCGTCCCCAACCTCAGCGCCATCAATGAAAACTGGTTTTGTGACCTCATGCCCACCACGCAACCGTGGCGTTATCATTGGCCCCCAACAGCCGGGAGCGGTATTTGATATGATTGTGCCGCCGCTTTGCAATGGTCCAAGCATCGGCTCGTTCGGGTCCAAAACACTATTAGTGAAGCCATCAACCACGATGCTGCGCTTAGCGCCAGAAAAGTTGCCATCCGCCATAAGAGTCTCCTTTTAGTTTGGCGCTGACTGTAGCTCTCACGAACGTTTTTGCTACCCAATTTTCTGCGTCTTTACGCCGCTCGAACAAACGTCGTGGCCCTGCGCTGAACAGGATCTCGGTCTTCCACCTTCATTAAGAAGCCCTCTGCGAACAGCGCCTTGGTGATCATGCCGACACGCTTCTTGTCTGTCTCTTCGTCGACGTCCAGCTGCAGTGCATACGCCACGGCACGCCCTACCCAATCCTTGGCCTGCGGTGCCGGCTTGTACATACCGCCGTTCACAACGCCCCGGATTGCGTCGCGTTCGTCTTCGGTGAGTGTTTCAGCGACTTCCTCGCTCGTCGGCCATGCCCACGACGTGACGACCGGCGCATGATCTTGAGGCTTGGTCAGACCCTGCCCGTTACCCAAAGCGACACTTTCCAGCTTTCGCCAGTCAGCCTTGTGCGACAGGGCCGACAAGTTCGATTTACCGTAGACCACACTGAAATATGAAAACCGCGCTTCGTGTGTAAGGCCGGCCTCACTGGCTTGCGCTTCCGACATGCGGTTAAGCACACGCACCGAGCGCGCCGCACCGATCAGCGAAACTGCACCGCGAGCGTCTTCAACCGTCGCTTCACGATCGCTCACCTTGCGCAGGTGATGCACGATATCGATTGAGCAGTTCGTGCGGTCAGCGACCTGCGCCCAAAGCTTTGCCACTTTGTCGATTGCGCCGTTGTCGTTTTCATTGACTTGGTGCGTCGACACGAACGGGTCAACAATCATCACGTCAATGCCAAGCTCCGAGATCGTTTCGACTACTGCCTCAACGACTGGCTCCTGAATGCGCACGCCCTTCTTGTCGTCGATCGCAATGACCAATTCCTGCTCACGGCCTGTGTCTAAAAAGAGATGTCCGTCGATATCAGCTGGCTTCAGATTGAAATGAATACAAGCGGCCATGATCCGGCGCTCAAGCTCGTCGCGCGGATCTTCGGCATTGAAAAGCCAGACCTTCAGACGCTTCGGAGGCTTCGTGCCATTGAGCGCTTTACCAGACGCCATGGCCAATGCCTCGACGATGCTGTTAGCAGTTTTGCCAAGACCGCCCGGCGCGACCGTCACCGAAACATACTTGCGGATGAAGTGCTTACCGAATGCAAACTCGCGCCGTGGCAGTGTCGTCGGATCCTTCCAGACGAACGGTGTGGCAATGATTGCGCGTTTATTTTCGGTAGTTTGCTCGATAATGCTAATATTATCATCGAAGTCTTGAACTGGCTCAGCAACAACGTCGGTGCGCGCCTCGGCTTTCGCCAGTCCATTGGCGATCATCCGACTGATATCGACCAGACGCGTGTTGTCGTTATCGTTCTGCGGCACGCTGCGTGGGCTGCGGGCACCAGCAGCAAGGCCATTGTCGATGGTCTTTACGCAGCGCAGCCAGTCTCGTCCCCAGCCTCTGGCCACATCTTGCAGCAGAGCGCGCGCTTCGGATTCAGCCAGAGCTCCAGCACCAACGAACGTGCCCAAACGGAACGCGGCGTCGTTCAGCCGGTTGTTGCGATTGCCCATCGGTTCAAGCGCAAGATCGTCCAGTTCGGATTGAACTGCACGCTCGACATAACGGTCGTTGATCTTGCCGCTGACAGACGGCGCTGCGGTGTGAGTGCTCTCGTACGAGCGTGGCAGCACCAGCTCCAGCAACCAGTCTGGCGCGTCGACCGGCTCTTGCTCAGATATCCAGCGATAAGGCAGGCCAACCTCCGGCACGCTCCCGGCCGCAATGACATAACCGCCGTCACCGCGCACATCGACGCCGGAGCCGAGCGCGCCACGGTTGCGAACGCCCTGACGATGACGAAAGAAATAGTGACGGCCGCCGCTTGTCGTTTCTGCTGTCAGGGTTGCAGGCAGATCGCCGTGCGCTGATTCAAGCGCTGCCAGCGTTTCGTCGCCGCCGTGTTTCGGATCTATATCAAGAACCCATGCGCCAATCGGCGCACCGGTTGGTACGCCAATCATAGCTGATGGATTGCGACGCCAGTATTCGCGAACGATGCGCTCGTTTAGCGTCGCGCCGCGGAACCCGTTTGACGTCAGAGGCGTTTTAGTAGCGAGGATCTCGATGCATCCATCTTGATCGACATATTCATCGTCGCGATGGCGACACGGAAACACGGGCCAGTTTTGCGCCTGGTACGACAGCGCAACGTCGAGCATTGGGTCTTCTTCGACAACGGACGTGGTGTTAGTATGCATGTTTGTTTCCTTGGAGAAAACCAATGAACGAAGGCAGATACAGCATTCGAGAAATGCCAGACGGAACCTGGGCCGTTATTGATAAAGTGACGGAACAAGTAGCCGAGCTCGGCGGTAACGCTCAAACTGGGTTTGAGCAGTGGCAAGCCAACTACACCGCTGGCCTACTCAACCATCTCTATGCGGAGGGCCACAGCGTATTGCTGCAGTGATTGTCGTTCGCGGCTTTCGGCATTAACCGCTCGATTCGCTCGCCAACCAATCGGAACTTGGGAACGGCCCAGCTATTGCCTAATGCCTTGTAACGCGGCCCGTCAGCGGCCATTTTCTTGCCGACAGGGATATTGGTGTATCCGTCTGGAAAGCCTTGCAGTCGCTCGCATTCTGTTGGTGTGAGACGACGAACGGCCCACCCTTGCTGAAGATAAGTTTGCTGCTTCATTCCGGCTTCTGCGGCCAGAGCTCCCGCAATCAGGCCATCACCATTCACGATCCGCACTTCATCACGAGTGTTCTGAGCAAAAGCTATTGCCTGTGCTTGTGGTGACGAAGCGCCCAGTGGCCCTGAGCGATCGAACGTAACTTCCGGATCTTCGCGACTATCGAAGGCTATCGGTGCACAAATGGCGCCGACACCTATTCCTCCTCTACCGCCGTTTGGCGTCAGTAACGCATTCGACGTCCCGTCCTGCCGGTATTCCAGATCATGACTTTCGCCACGTCCACGGATTGCCAGCGTGTAGGGATGAGCAACCATCGTCTCGGCTTCATAATCCTGACGACCCATGCCACCGGCATTCAGGCAGTGTGCCACATTGCCTGTTGACGATATCAATCCCCCGTCGAGATCGAAATCGGTGCCGAGTCCGCCGCCGCCTGTAGGGCGCGCGCTAATTGTTGGGGCAACGTTTTGCCCCGTTTCTCGGCGCGGCGGAGTATTCCCTGACAGGCTTTTGCGCTCAAATAGAACCGCTGCGGGATCTGCCCCGTTTCCAAAATCTGCGATAACGATGACACGCTTGCGTCGTTGGGCCAATCCGAAATATTGAGCGTCGAGAACCCGCCAAGCGGCCCGTGCCCGTGGCCCGGCAACCATACCTGCGTTGGGCCATTTGTGCCCGTCTGGCGGCAGCAAGGGATCATCTGCTCCGACAAGTCCTGCCAGGAAACATCCGAATGCGTTGTCTTTGGTCGATAGGACGCCGGGGACATTTTCCCAGACGGCGTTGCGAAGTCCATTTCCTGCTGCAAGCTCATGTGCAAGCTCCACAAAGGCTAGGGTTAAGTTGCCGCGTGCGTCTTCAAGCGACCTGCGCGCGCCCGCAATAGAGAATGCCTGACAAGGTGTGCCACCGCAGAGGATATCGACACGACCGAGTAAGGATGTGTCGATCTTTGTGAAATCTCCAAGGTTCGGCACATCTGGATAATGATGCGCCAGCACCGCCGACGGGAATTTCTCAATCTCGCTAAAAGCAACCGCCTGCCAGCCGAGAGGGCTCCACGCAACCGAAGCCGCCTCGATCCCGCTGCAGACTGAAAGAAAGCGCAGCGCGTTGTTGTCGTTGTCGTGTTTCATCAGAACGGCGCCTTTCCTAAAATGGTGCTTCTTTGAGAGCCTCCCGCATCCCTCGCCCGCAGCCCTCCCATGCGGCTTTCACCAGCATGCGTGCTTCCAGCTCGTCGCACTCAGCAAGGTCGGTTTTGCCTATGGACCCAAGGAAGGCCCCGACTGACTCAACGCCGGCATCAAGAGCGCGCAGTTCGTACGGATCTAGCCTGCGGCGGGTACGGATATGCTCGGCAATGTCTGCGCATTCCTTGCATAGCCAGCGGATCGGCTCTTTGTGTTCCTGGACGCCGAGGCCAACTGCATGACGGAAGCAGACGTGACATTGATCTGGATGGCTCATGCTGCAGCCCTCTCCAGCAAATCCTGGTTATCATTTGCGGCCACATACTTCTCAGACTCGTTGCCCCATGAAGACCAGCCCGGCCACGCTTGACGGGCGAATAGTTCGAGATAAGGACCATCAACTAGCTTCTCGATGCGTCCGTATTGCTGATCCGGCTTGCGGGAATGCTCGCGGCGTGGAGCTTTGATAAGAGAGCGCACGCCCTTCGATAGTCGGCGAGGCTTACCGCGCTTGAACAGATGACAGATTTCGACTTCCTGCCGTGTCCAATACCCCATGCCCATGCGGCCTTTGTCCCAGACAAAAGCAACACTGACAGGTTTGAATCCCCACGCAGCAGCCACATCGATTGCAGCGGCCTGCAGGTGCGAAACCGTCCACATGAATAACAAACAGTCGCGAGCGCATACCTGTTCGACAGGCAGCGCTTTGATATCGTCAAGTGACATCACGCCGTAAGGCTGACGGCCTCGTGCCGGTGCAACGTCTTTTTTTCCGTATGTTCTGAAAGACCATGGCGGGTCAGCAAGGACGCAGCCGAAAGGCCCGCTGGGTAGCGGTGCATGCATTCATTCTCTCCTCGTGTGTGGTAACCCGCCAGTTGGTGGCTGGCGGATGTAGGTGGCTGACTAAGCGCATTTTTGCTCAAGGGGAGCGGGAAAATGATTACTTAGCGCGCAAGGGGTGATGATCGAGTAACGTGATAACTAGTGCTGAAGCGATTGCCGTTGCGTGGCGAAATGCCTCCGCCACCTCTTCATGCAATTCGTTTGGGATAGTTGGATTAATAGCACCAATAATAAGATCTACTTTCAGGGTTCCGTTCTCTTCGGCAGATCCCTCATAGTCTAACGCGTGGTGAATATGCGTTCCTGATAGGTGAACCATACCTGACGTTCGTTCATATACTATCTTTACCCACGGGTGTTTCTCTGAAAGTTTTTCTATTAGGTAACCATCCATCAGCTTATTTCCAGAACGGCACCGCAACTTGTTATATTTTTCGCCACCTAGAATTCGACGTATTCCGTCTTCGTGGTTTGACATCAACAGAAGGCCGTTTACTCGCATAGCAGTATCTAACTGCATTCTCAAAATGGCTGACATGATCGTATAATTTCTACTTTCGACCATTGCTTTGAATCCAGCAGCATTCGCTTCGATTCTTTGCAGCGACGCTAACAGGAAAAGTGTTGTCGTCCAGATCGGTCTTTCCGGAGACATAAACTTCACGGCAAATTCCTTATTGGATTGCACTAGGGCATCAACATCGGCAATCGTTTGACCCATCTTCGACATGAGCAGCCCCCAATATTTTGCAACCAACTCTTCTAAACGGCAGCCAGAATGCTATAATTCCACAGTGAGGTGAAGCGTAAGATCAGCTTGGCGAACTTCACCCCTCACCTAGCCACCCTCTCTTCTCGCACATTGAACCCCGGCACCTGACGCATACCGGCGAGTACGGTTTCCTCAGCCATTGCCTGCACGACAGCTTTGAAACGCTCCGGCGCACGGCCATATGCCCAATCCAAAGCCACGCCTTCGTCTACCAGATCACAATGCCATACCGAGCGAAGGCCAGTGCCGGTCGTGGCCGCCTTGTCTTCGCGCTTCGCCCAACGGTCAGCTTGCTTGGCTTCCTTGACCAGCTCCTCGGCCTGCTCGCGAGCTTCCAGATTGCCCGCGCTCGCCTGAATTGCCTCCTGCGCCTCGCGGATTACGCGGTCGGCTTCTTCACGCGCTGACTTGGCAGCAGCTTCCTTTTCGGCGGCAACCTTATTGCGCCATGGAGTCAGCAGCCCTTGCAGCACTTCCTTGCCGAGCACGACCTTGCCCTTGCCTGACGTCTTGGTGTTGCCGATCAGCTTATTGTAGCGCGCCTGGATTTCAGCTTTCGCATCGTCGTGTGGCTTGGCTTCAGTCTTGCGAGCGGTATCGGCACGGTTGCCAGCATCGTGAAGCTTATCGTGCAACTCAGTCACAGCGTCTGCCAACGCCTGATTGACGATCTCTTCGCCGTCTGCAAACAGTTTAGCTTCTCCGAACAGGTCTTCTATTTCCTGCTTGATCTCTTCATATGCAGAGCTCGGCGGGTTGTTGTGTCCCGCCTGCGCCGTGGTTCTAGCGTTGTACGGATCGAATTTTTCTGTGTCTGGATTTTTCATTTCTGCTCCTCGTGTGGTTGGCTGGTAAGGCCGGGTAATGCTCATTGTGGTGGGGTCGTCAGTCGGTGCAATAGGAATCTAAAGTAAATGTAACTTTACTTGCATGCCTTTGATGTTACGTTTGAATTGCGTATCGGCTTCCGGGTGGGGGCGCCGTACGCAGTCGCTCTGACAGCCCTCGCTGCAGGGCGACTTTTTTGGTTGCTGCACTAACAATTTGCAACTGCAACAAACTGTCATTTCCGAATTCAGCGCTCGTACCTATTTAATGTCGGCATCCTGTTCGCAGGACGGCACCCGTATCGCGCGACCCAAGCCCCCCGCCCAAGCGCGATACGGGCCTTTTCTGAAGAAGAACGCTGGGCCATTCATGTACTCATAAGAACAAATCAAATACCACTAACCTTGTGGGATTATGTATTTATCGGTACTTGTTGCTTTACTAAATCAATACTGCTAAACGATCGTCGTCGGGGAGGACAAGACCGCCTGCGCGCGCTTCTGCGCTGCCGGGCGGTTTTCCATTTTTAGGGCCATGCATATGCTGCATAACTGATGTGCATCATCGCCCATTGTAATCATCATACCAGCTACCTATCTTCGGGTTGTTCAGTCTCACTCCTCCTCCCAGAGGCTGAACTCGAAGCGCGGCACTCCTCCTCCCAGTCGCGCTTTCCAGATCAGCCCGTTGCACACTCCTCCTCCCAGTGCAGCGGGCTTTCTTGTTTTTGGGGCTTGCTTCAGAACGGAATCTCGTCGTCCAGCATCTCCGAAAGGCCTACCGACACATTGTCGTTCGCAGCCTCCGGTAAGTTGTCGTTATCGGCCGTGGTTCCTGCCCGCACGTCTTTCACATTCCAGTATTTGCCATTCGGAACGACGCTGATTTCGTCGGTGGTGAGCAACTCACGCTGACGTTCGAGCCATTCCATCACCGTCTTTGGAAACGGCCGCTGGCCTCCGTGTTGTGTCCACCATCGATACGCCTTGGTTTGTGCGAAACCGGTATGCTGAGGGCAAAGCCATTCATTGATCTGCGTATAGCCCGCGATGTAGCTGCACTTGACCGACGGTGGCTTGTCGCCCTTACCTTCGTGAAAGTGAAACGTCCGACCTGTTACTTTGCGCCACTCTGCTTCTGCGGTGCTGACAATCGGAACGTCAGCGGCCTGCCGGGTTAGCTTCTCATCCTCATTTGGCGGGAAGTCATAGCCGCAGCATGGGCACTTCATCAGCGAGATGTGCACCTTCTCACCGCAACCGACCGCCCCGTTGTCGTCTGGCACTGTCGGGCAGATCTTGATTGGCGGCTCACCGTTGCCAGCGCTTGGTGCTTTCGGCTCGACCATATCGACAGGGCCATGCCGATCGACGAGTTTCGCGAAGTCCAGAACGAGGCAATTCCTCTTTGGTCCTGACGCAATAGCAGCAAGCCGCTCCTCAACCGTATCTAGTGGCGCACCTGCCTTGTAGAGCGGACGAGTGCCCCTTCCCGCCATTTGGACATATAAACTCAAAGAAAGAGTTGGACGGCAAAATGCAATTAAATCAACGCCCTTATGATTGAATCCTGTTGTAAGAACTGAATTGTTCGTAACGCACTGAATGCGGTATGCTTTGAACTCCTCAAGGATACGTCGGCGTTCTTCCTTCGGTGTATCGCCTGTTACGGCCTCGCACGTAATTCCGCGCGATCTGAATACGTCGCGCACGTCCAGCGCAGCCTTTACGCCGGCACAGAAACAAAGCCAGGAGCGACGATCATTACCTTTTGCGATGATCTCAGAAACGACCGCGTCATTGAGGTCTGTCCGATTAATCGCCTCTTCCAGGGCGCGCTGCTTGTAATCGCCGCCAAGCCTGCCGACGCCTTTGACGTCGTATTCAGTTGCTGTTGGCTTGCTCGTCAAAGGAGCAAGGAAGCCGTCACGGATTCCATCAGCAACGCCATAGGTATAGACGATCTGGTCAAACAGGCGGTCTGCGCCCTCATCCAAGCGACCGCTATCCAGGCGATAAGGCGTGGCAGTCAGGCCAAGGATTTTCATGTCCGGGTTCACCTCAAGCAGCGCGTCAATGAACTTGCGATACATCGTGTTGCTGTTAATCGGGATGAGGTGGCACTCATCGACCATCAGGACGTCGACGTGACCGATTTGCTGCACCTTATTATGAACAGTCTGAATGCCAGCAAACACGATCTGACTGCGCGCATCACGACGACCAAGGCCAGCGGAATAGATACCTGCAGGCGCGAATGGCCAGACGCCCAGCAATTCCAGGTAATTCTGTTCGATAAGCTCCGCGACATGGGTGACGACCATCACGCGCATATCAGGCCAGCCTTCAACGAGGCGCTGGATCAGAGATGCCATAACCAACGACTTGCCGCAGCCCGTCGCAAGATCAACAAGCGGATTGCCCGCCTCCCCTTGCCAATAGTCGAACACGGCGTCTATTGCTTCTGACTGGTAGTTTCGTAAGGTTAGCATGTTGGGGGCGTTACCTTGTCTGGAAATGAAAGATTTTGGACGGCTGCGTTCTATGTGGGTACGGTTGCCTATCTTGCAGTTTGTTCGTCTGTGTATGGATCTCTACTAGTGTCGGAAGGCGACTGGTTTGCAGCTCTCATGGTGTTCTCAAAAGACTATGCAACAATGATTGCCGCATCTCCTGTACTTCTTGCGATAATTGTAGCGAAACAGCAGATAGACGAAAATCACCACCAGCATGTCGCCACGATTAAATACAGTTTAAGAAAAGAAATAGATTCTTTGGAAAGAATTAAATCTTTCAACAACAGCGTTGTTAAAGCTTGCTCACGAGGAAACGTGAGATCTTTTTCCCAAAGAGGCTTTATGGGTATTCCTATACAGTTACCTAGTGAAGATGACGTGCAACAATTAAGGGCGTTGTTTGATAACGATCTTTGGATTTACGTCGAAATTTGTCGTAGGGCTGCGGAAAGCGCGATAAACTTTCAAGTGTCGGATGATGATGACGGCGGTGATTGCGTCGAGGCGGCGCAATTGGCGGCGAACCGCCTTCAAGAGCAGGTGCGGATCGAAGAGGCGCGACTCACTCAATATTGGTCATGATCACGCCGCCTTCCTCCCCTCGCCATCCACCCAAACCTCTCCCGACTTCATCTTGTAAGTGATCGTTTCGGCTTCCTCATCGACGTCGATCTGCTCGCCATTCACCATGCCCGGCAGATACAAATGCGCCGGGCAACCGTCGCGCTGTTCGTCGATCGACAAGGGCTTTGCCCATCGAGCGCATGAGATATGGCAATCCCCGCCGCTTTCAGGCTGAGCATGAAGGCAGGTTCGGCAGTTCACACGCGGCTGTGCATCGTGGTGACAGACCGCTTTGTGCTTGCAGAACATGCATCCAAAGAACTCCGGGTTTTCGCTAATTCTGCTCGGAGGCGTGTCTGAAAACACTATGCGTTCGCAGCGAGCAACGAGCCGTAAACAGAATTCAAGATCGTATTCGATGCGCTCGGAATAAAGACTGTCGCTGTCCTTGGATGAGACGAGATAAAGGCACCGGCTCAAACCAAAGGCATGCATTCCAAGCTGGCACTGCGCATAATGAAGTGGCTTTGCTTTCTGACAACCGTCCTTAACGATCAGCGTGAAGCCCCTGGCATTGCTCGATTTAAATTCCAACAGGTGTTCAGTCTTCGACGCCTCCGGCACATTCATTGCCTTGCCGTCACACTTGCCGCGCACGAACCCCGACACAAGCCGGATCTTGTCTTGTTGGCCGTACACGTCGACGCCGATGCGTTCGAGATCAGCGACAAGCCGGTCTTCCTCGATGTTGCCAGTTTCAAACAAGCGCAGCTGACGGCCGCTATGCACCTCGTGGGCCGATGCCCACCTGAAGCCGTACCAAAGCGCCCTGTCGCATTCGGTGCCCGCCTCGCCCACGCTGATGCCCCACGAGTCCCAGGATTTCGCCTGGGCCTCGTAAGCTGCATAAATCGCGCCGACGGTTGTCGATTGTGGTTTGGGGAGTGGTGCCATTGTCCTACACGCGCATGGGCATAAGGACTGTGCGAAAGCCCGGTCGACCGGCTGACGTGATCAGCGCAGGCGAACCAGAGTCAGCCATCGACATGGTGACTTCATCCGCACCAAACGCCGCCATGAGTTCCGTGACATACTGGCCATTGAAACCAATCGTCAGTGGCTCGCTACTGAAATTGACCTCCATTTCCTCGGTCGCGTCACCGCGATCTGGATTAGCGACGTTCAGCGTCAGAGCATCCGAAGCAAACGAGAAGCGCACAGCACGCCCCCGCTCGCTTGCAATAACTGATGTGCGGCCGACTGCTTCGCGCAGTGCTTTAGCCGACAGGGTAGCGAAACGCTCTGATGGCTTGGGAATAACGCGCTCGTAATCCGGATATGTGCCGTCGACGAGCTTCGACACGATGACAGTCGAACCGCTCTCGACCATTACCTTGTTTGACGAAAGCGAAACCGACACGACGCCTGTCGGCAGCAATGACAGAAGTTTATTAGGAAGAATGACCGACGCAAACGTCGCCTCCTGCTCAACGCGTGTCGACGCAAGGCGATGACCGTCTGTTGCCGTGGCAACGATATAGCCGTCCTTGGCTTCCAGAAATACGCCGTTCAGGTAATAGCGGGTTTCTTCGGTGCTGACAGCGAACTGCACTTCCTGCACGAGCGAAGCGAGATCGAACTCGATCGTGGTATCGAAGCTTCCGTGATTGAAGGACGGGAAGTCAGCAGCTGGCAGCGTATCCAGCTTGAAACGGCTTTTGCCAGATTTAACGACCAGATGATTGCCGTCGGCTTCCAAGCTAATGTCACTTGTGGCGCGCTTGGCAATATCCAGAAGCAGCTTGCCTGCTACAGTGACAGTGCCGTCCTGGCTATCCAGAACCGGCAAGCTGGTGCTGATTTCCAGATCAAGATTGGTGCCTGTGATGCTCAGCTGTCCTTTGTCCGCGGACAAAAGCACGTTGCCAAGAATTGGGATTGTCGTTCTGGCCTCGACTGCCTTTGTCACGGTCGACAAGGCATGCGCAAGCTGCGCTCGGTCAAGCGTTACCCGCATGGGTTTCTCCTCGTGTTGGTGGTAGGCGCGGCTGGTGACCGCGCCGTGGTTGGTTTAGGCTGCTAGAGGCCAGCCGTCTTCGTCAAGCTCAGGCGGAACAAATTCGATGCCATTGAGATCGGCAAGGTGGTTCAGCAGCGCTTCGGCATTGCCCGGCATATTATCGTTGGCCGGTTGCACCCATGGTTCGCTTTCGGCATCGTCAACAGTCAGTGCCTCGATAGCCGCCTCAATGGTGAAGGGCTTGTCCTCATTACCCAACACAACCTTGTCACCATACGCGCCGCCGATCTGGTCTTTCAGATCTTCCCAAGTTTCAATTTTCACACCCCGAACGGCCAAGGCAACTTTCATAATGTCGCCTTTGCCTATCGTGTAGCCACGCTGTTGATACTTCAGGACGCGTGTAGCTGACGCGAGTGGATAGCGAGTGCCAGCATTGAATTTCAGAAAGCGCTGGCTGTTGTGCTTCAGAAAGTCAGGATGAAAGGTAAATCCGGAATCTGGGCTGTTGTCGCCTGCATCCAGATCCACCGCGCCCATGCAGATGGTGAAGTCAAAAGCGTCAAAAATAGACTGGGCACTTGGGAAGAAGTCAAAATACATCAGCTGAGCAATATTGTTGCTCTGATCGGTGAAGGTCACGGCGCGCTTGCTGGCAGCCACGCACCATAGGCCTTCCTCATATGCGTCATAAATAGCTCGCTCGAATGCGCGGCGAGATTTGAAATACAAGTCAACGTCATTGATGTCAGTCCCTGTAAAGACGCTTGTGACTGCGCCACCAGCAACAAACGCACCGTCGAAGCGTATCGGAAGCGCACCATCGATCTGTCTGCGCTCGGATTCGTAAGCCATAAAAACTCCTCGTGTTGGTTCGGTGGGTTACCGGCGCGAAAGCACCGGCAGCTTTTTGGTGCTTACTTAGACCAAGGACGGCTTCCCGCGGCTTTTGCAGGCTGCGCTGGCTTGTTGTTGTTTGCCGCTGCAGGACGGTTGTCATTGGCTGGGCGCTGCGCTGCCGCCGCAGGCTGCTGAGTGTCAATGCTCGGCTCAGGCACGTTGCTTTCGTCGGGGAAGAAATACTTCCTGATCTCAGCGCGCGCCGGATACTGGCCGTCTTTTGAAGGCTTGCCGAGCGCCACTCGTACCGTGAACGACTTGAACAGGAGATCGTCGGTGTCTTCGACGGATGACATTTCAAGCGCACGGCAAAGGCTGGCGAACTGACGCTGGCCGATCTCCTGTGCCTGCGGATTCTTGTTCTCGATGTTGTAGTTGTTGAACAGCTTTCGATCAGCGTATTCAGCCGGTTCAAGCACCTTCATTGTGGTTTTCAGAATGGTGCCGCTGCCGGTCGAAGTCGGCACTACGTCGGCCGCCTCGATTTCCATCTTGTATGTGCCGTTCGGCAGCTCGGAATAGTCCGACTGCGTCGTGTCGTGTTGGGTGGCGTCAAACGCCGTTCCAAGTCTCGCCATGTGTTAGTTCCTCGTGTTGGTGGTGTGGTTAAATAAGTCGCCCTTTTTGCCGAGCGAAAACTAGCGGATCTTTAGCCGCTTTATGCAGATTGCAAGCAGGACAGAGTACTTGCAGGTTAGATGGCCAATTAGATCCTCCCAAAGCTAAGGGTACAATGTGATCAACATGCCGCTGCTCAATCTTTCGGACCGAAACTCCACATTCAGCGCATCTGTATTTTTGGCGCTTCAGTATGTTTGCTATGTCTTCGGCGATATGAGTACCTTCAGCCCCCCTCTTTCTTGAGCGCCTATTCCGGTTAGATACCAGCCGAGAGTTTCTGGCCTGCTCAGGATTTTTGTCTCTCCATCGCTTCGCTCTTGCTACGTTGTTCGCCGAGACATCTGGCTTTGCATTTGACTTACGCGCCAAATCTCGTTTCCGATCTGGATTTCGGAGCGCCCATGCTCGTACGCTTTGAAGTCTGCTCTCGGCTTCTTTTTCGGGATTATTGCTTTTCCAGTTGAGCCTATGGAGGTACTGGCATTCAGTGCACTGACCCGTGCTAGCGTACCTTTTCGCAACGTGTCCACGAGTGCATGGAATTCCAGTGAAGAAGTGCCTTACACCTAGCGCCATTGCTTCCGCTTTGGATTTAGGCAGGCTTTTCAACTCGATCAGCAAGCTTATGCAGCTTCAGCTTTTTCTTCAGCCCAGAACTTCGCTAACTCAGCGTAGCCCTGGCCTTTTCGGTAAACGATCGAGTCCGGCATAGAGAAGCGATTTTTCGCCACATAGCCCGCACCTTCGTTCAGATGAATATTACGCTCCTTGCCACCCTCCGCGTGCGCCACCTTCGTTTGGCGAGCGACTTCCTTTTCCTTGATGGAAACGCGATAATTCATGAAGGCCACGATATCGACCTTTTCCCGGACGAGAGAATTGGCTCGCTTATGCAACTTGATCGTGTAGCGTGAGTATGGATCGGTGACTGGACTGTCGAACCGAATAATCTCAGGGTGGGCCAGCATCACGACGTGGATTCCAGTACGCGAGAGCGCTGAGACTGCAGACATCAGCTCGTGCCACTCACTATCAGCCTCGACGTAACCGCGCCCGAAGCCTGGCTCTTCAATACTGTTTACCCCTAAGCGGGCACAGGTGGCACCCCAGACAAGCGGTTCGAGGCCGTCTACACTGTCGATAATGACGGTGCGCCGATCATGCTCAACTGTCAGCAGTTCGCCGATAATGTTGAGCAAGTCGTCGAAGCTTTCAATCGTGCCTGGCGTTGCCATTTCGATATCAGACGGCGGACGCTCGCCTTCTGTGGCCAGATAGATCGGATCTGGAAACTCAGCGGCAAGGCTGGTCTTGCCGATGCCGTCGACGCCATACAGAAGCATGACTGGCGGGTCGTTTCTCTTCGTCGATTTGAGGCTTGATAGGCTGATAGCCATAATTAACTCCTCGTGTGTTTTGGTCGGTGTTGGTGTGGCGGAGCGAACCCCGCCGAGTTTGCTTATTGCAGCTGCAGCATCGGCACCGAGCCGCCCGGCAGCATCGTTGTTGGCAACTGGCCATTCCACTTTTCAGCTTGCGTCAGAGCCACAAGGCCGGGATTTTCGCGAAGTGCATCGCCGCGTGCCTTGATCGAAGTCGCTTCTGCATCACCCTTAATCCGGATTGCTTCGGCTTCTGCATTCGCTTTTGCACGTACCGCGTCAGCGTTGGCCTTTGCCTGTGTGACCGTGATTTCTGCCTGGACCTTTTCACGTTCCGCGTTCTGGCGAAGCTTCTGCACCTCTACCTCGGCAAGCATTCGTTGCTCGATGCTGGCCTCGTAAGCATCTGAGAAGTCGATATTCTCAATCTGCACGCTGTCGATAATGACGGGGCCTTTAACCGAACTCTGAATCGCAGAAGCGACTTCAAGATTAAGGCGGGATCGATCCTGAATTGCTGCTACTGCAGTGAACTGGCCGAACACGGTTTTGAGGTCTTCATTTACTCGTCGATCGACAAGCCGAGACAAAAGACCATCCTCGCCGCCATAGACGCTATAGACCTCGGTCACCTTGTCGGCTGGAATTCGATAATTGACCGACAGGGAAAGAACCGCTGATTGCTGGTCTTTCGAATAGGCGGGTACCTCCTTGTAGAGCTGGGCTCGCGACTGGACTGAGACCTTTACCACCTCTTCGATCCAAGGTGTTTTGAAACCCAGACCAGGTTGAGCAGTACCCACGATCGCGCCGTTGCGCAGCAGAACACCTCGTTCGCCTTGGTCGATTGTGTACCAGGAGCCGAACACAACTGTCAGCGTGATGATGAATGCAAAAAATCCGAAAATAGCTGCGAGAATACGCATTATCTTCTCCTCGTGGTTGGTTTGGTGGTGGTTTTGATGATGATCTGAGCAACGTCGACCGCAATGATGCCGCACAAGACCAGGCCGCCGATTAGAGCTAATGCGTTCATGCGAGCCTCAATCCGATCATCATGGCCAGCAGGATGAGCGAGCCGATCAGCCAGACTGGCGCCGATGTGGCCAACGTGGGGAATCGTGGGTAGTTCACGACAACACCCATGAGTAAAAGCCGATGGCCAGAGCTAAAGCCGCGACAACTAACAACCCTTGGACGAAGCGGTCACCGAGGCCCAGCGTCGTTTCGCTAGACAATATGCAGTCGTCTTCGACGACGTAGTCTTTGAAGGGCGCCGTCATTCGGCACCGTCCTTATTAAATCTGAGCATAATACCTCCTCATTCCCCGCCGCGATTGCAGCGGGGCTGGTGGGTTTATCGGTGAGATTTGCTGGTTAAGCGGCGATGCGCGAGTATGGCTCGTCGTGCGCGATCCAGTGTTCAACGGCGTCCTTTGCCGCCCTCAATCCGAGGCCAGTTACAGATCGCAGCTCTTTGATCGCTGAAATCTTCTCGCCTTTCGCAGCGAACCGTTGCCATTCGTGCTTATAGGATGGTGCAGGCTCGCTCGCCCGCTGCGTCAGCACGTACACGCCGAACTCCTTGCCTTTTTGGAGGCCAGCGAGACGCGTTGCTTCCTTTGCGGCCAACGTTTCATTGGCGTGAACGAACGGCGCCACCGACGGCTTTGGCTGGCCGTTTTCGATCACCGCGACGATGGCGGTTTTTGCAATAGGCGCGGGTTCCGTAACAGGCTCGTCGACCCATTCGGCGATGAGGTCGTCGGCATCGTTGTGAAGATCGGCTGCCCCCGGACATGAATACCCCGTTTCTCTGTAATAAAAAGGACGTGTCGCATCCTTCCAAGGCCAAGGCTTACCATTACCCTGTGCCACCACAATCGGCCCAACCTTACGGCCGTCACGCGTGCGGTAGTATTTGCCTGCTTCGATTTTGAGGGGGGCGAGTTGGATTCGCTTCCAAGGGTCGATAGCCAGTTGGTCAATCACCCCAGCGGTTTCGTGGTGTAAATCAAATCTTACCAGGTTTTCGCTCGAACTTGTCACATAACCAATGTCGCCGACGCGCGTTCCCGTTCGAAATATATCGGTTTTGATCACGCGCACCCGATCACCAACCTTAAATGTCTGCGACGCCTCCTCAACCGGCAGAATTTCGAACTCATCTGCCGTCAAATAAAAATCGTCGCCAACGTCATCGATCACCCATACGTCACCATCACTGACGGTTTTTACCTCGTACAGTTGGCCTGCGCGAACGTCGATCTGTGTTACAAGGCTTCTAACCTTATCTCCGACTTTCAGTTTACCCATCAAGCTACTCCTCGTGTTTTGGTGTTTTTCGTGAGCTTCGCGCCCTTGGTGAAATCGACCGGAATGACATTGGCTTCTTCTGTTCCGACCTCAGAGCCGCCACCGCCGTCGCCATTATTGGCCGGTGGTTCGACTTCGAAGCGCGAAACCTCGATCGTCCCAAGGCCAGTACCTGGTATCCAAAACCGCACTGTGAGGAACATGCAGCCGTCTCGATCGCCGATAATGATCCCCTTCCAGCCTGTCAGCTTGTGGGTCACAATTGAGCCGGGCAGATCCCAGCAGTCACCACATTCGCAAGTCACGCTGCACCCCGCTTCGTTCTGCTGAACGACACAGGTGCGTTAGAAACATACCGACCGTCTTTAAGGACGGCAGTGTCGCGGGCATGCTGCTTCTGCGCCGCTGTGCGATAAGGCTTGCGGTTCGTCGTGTCCCGCTCACCTGTCCGCGTGAATTTGGTTTGGTAAGCCTTGTGCGGCTCACGCAAGTTATGGGATTTCATTGATATTCCTCCTGTTAGGAGGTTGATCTGTGGCCTGCACATGCGGGCCAACGTGGCTCAGGCTGCGATTGCGCCCGGCTCGAAGTTATCGTTCGCGGCTTCCAGCGCACGAATGCGTGGCATTGCGATATAACTGACGCAGTGATTGGCCGTGGACCAGCCACCGTTAGAAACACACCGCACGACAATGCGGTCGGCTGTAGGTTTTGGGATAGGACGACGCAGAATTGAAGCTACCGTCGATCTGGGCAGGCTAAGCGCATTTCCGATTTCAGTCGGGTTGGCGCCTACCTCGTGCATGCGATGCACCTCTTCTATGGTTTCATAATCTTTCATGCTCTCCTCGTGTTCGGTGTTGGTTGACAAATAGCCTTGGTAAAGCCATCTGTGTCCTGCGCGGGGTGGTACCCGTGAAGGAAACCGGCGTGTAGAAGCGGCGCAAGCCCTCCTCGTGTAAGCGCTGGGATTACGAGGCGGAGCGAGCAGCGGGTGGTGCCGGCTCTTAAGCTCCGCCTTTAAGCTTTATGCTGGGCAACAATGACAGCGGATAGCTCCTGTCGCACGTCATCGTCGAGCTTTGCCCACATATCCCAAAACATCTGACGTTGACGCGATTTACGTTCGGTAGGGTCACTCGTTGTTCGAGCGCTCACATTTTCACCCTGTTCCGCTTGAGAAATAAGGTGTTCGCGTTTCTCTGCAGGTAATGACATCAGAGCGTCCATTTCGACGCCCTTGTCGAGGCTAGTACCGACGATGCGTTGAATGTCGGGGCCGAGTTTTTCGGCGCGTGCGATTTTTTGATAAATCTGAGTTCGACTATTGCCAGTAATTTCAGCTGTTGACGTCGCGAATTGTTTTTCTTTTTTTGGCGGGTTTTTATATCAAATTCGTTCGTCCGTATTCCGTACACTCGAATTGGCTTTATTCATCTCATCCCAAATTGCCTTCCGACGCGCAATATGAGCCGCTTCTTCAGCTGGCGACAGTTCGGAACGAGCTAGGTTCTCATCGATCTCCATCAACTCAGCTCGGAGATCGTCGACTTCATAAACTTCGCACTCGACTACGGTGTGGCCTAGCGATTGCAGAGCCAACAATCTGTGCCTACCGAATATCAATACAGGAGCGCTGTCGCATACTTCCCCGTCCGGCATGGTTACATCATCACGCATGCAAACCGCAGGCGCATTCAGAAGACCTACATCGGAAATGCTACGCGCAATTTCCTCAACCTTCTTCATGTCGGGGTGGCGATGACGTTCGCCAATGAAGATGTCTTCGATATCGAATGGCCTGCGGCTCATTTTTTAATTCCAGTTCAATGGGACATCAAAAACAAGGTCAGTCATAGACCTGCGCTGCTTGTATTTTTCGAAGTGGGCAACAAACGCCGACACCCATTTCTCGCGAGGCAGTTTTACTTTCTTGCCATCTTCGAAAATCGCCCGTCGTAAGACCATGCGCGGGTCACGCTTGGTTAGCATTTCGCCAGTACGCACTGAGGCAAAAAAAGTGCGGATTACATCTACATCTTCACCGTTACGTAGGAGATAGAAAGATGCGGCAGCCATTGGTGCCTGGCCGATTCCTTTAAAACCTGTACCACAAGCACTTAGTGCTAATTGAAACCCATCGGCATTGTCGAAGTAAAAATCTTCAGACTCGGATGGGGTTGGCTTGCGGTTATTTGTAAGCTCAAAAGCGAGTGAAGAAAGAGCCGACAAAACAACATAGTTGCTGACGCCAGCTATCGCGAGACGATCTTTGGCTTCACGTTTGATGCCAATATCAATTGTTCGCATTGATTGCTTCGTCAGGCCTGATGCCACTAAGGATTCTACTTGGATTCCAGTCAGGAGGATAGAAAAACAGCGATGCTGTCCATCGTTGACCGTACCGTCATCGGCGATGATGAGCGTCTCACCGTTTAGAACAAATCGACCATCGGCAATGTCGCGCATGATCTTGGCAAGATTTGCCGCCTTGACATTGCGGTTGCTGAGATTGTTCATCAGCAACACCTGAGCTCGTGCAGGGGTGATGTAATGCACGTTCGCACGCACAGTCTTATCTGTCACCCACTTTTTGTGCCATGCGGTGGCTTCGGTGAGATCGGCGCCGTCAACTATGTAGAAGCCTTCTTCACGGCCACCGTTAATAAGGCGCGCCGCAATACGCGCTGCATCTTCAAATCGCCGCTCACTCACAAGACGAAATACTTTTTGATGCTCGGTTTCGTCGACCGCAATCGACTTGGCCGGTGCTTTGATGCTCATCTTTGGTGCATCTTCAAGAACACGCGGCTTGGTGGTCTGAACAGGCTTAGCAAAGAGCGCCTCAGCGCGAGCGCGTTCAGGCGTGTATCTCTTATGGCGGGTAACTACAGGGATTTCGCGGCCTCTGGCCTGTACAATCTGCATATCAATTCTCCTCTTGGTTGTACTTTGTTTGTTGGCATGCTTATGGGTAGATGTCGGTGGGGAGCAAATAGCCACTCTGCAGCTTCGGCTGTTCTCATGTAGGGCAAGCGGCGCATCACTGCGTTCGCTGAGAGACGGCTTCAACCGTCAGAGCTTGGAGGTATTGGCTTATGCTGAAACCTAAGTTGGTCGCAGTTCGTGCTTACGTTCGTCTGCGATTTGGCCGACTTGAGCATGTCAGTGCTCATTGGCGGTCGTGGCCGGGACAACTGGCCTTCGATTTCTAGGCTGACGTTACAAACCAGCTCAATCCCCACCGGCACCTATTCTTTTGTTCTATATGCTTCCATTCCTGCGCATGCTTATGTGAGAGTGTCGGTGGCCGCTTTCCCCGTGCTCGATGTGTGTCGTGTTAGCAAACACTGGTCATCCACCCACCAAACACACGAGGAACAGCAGCATGAAAAAGATTATTGAACGTCTCGTTTACGTACGATCCTATGTACGGTTCAGACTTGGAAAGATTGAGAACGTTCGAGAGCACACCCGCTCTTGGCCTAATCAGCTAGCCTTCAACTTCTAAGATTGTACGGCCACCGGCACTCACTAATAAGCACGCGCAACATCGCCAGCCTCATATGCGAGGCCAGCGCTCCTGTTGGTCTACGGTGGGTATTTGTCGTTGACGGCGAAAAGCGCTCTGATCGAATGGGTCATGATTTTCTCCTCGTGTATTGGCTGGTCGTCTTGGGATTTTGGTGCTTGGCAGATTTACTATCTGTCCGGTCGCGGAAGCTCCGGCTTCTCTTTGTGCAACTCATTCTCCTTTTGTGTGTCCCGACATTCTTTGTGTCGGTTGATGATTGGAATATATTGGGATGTTTCCCATTTGTCAATGTGATATTTCCCATTTTTGATTAAGTGCATAAAAAATGCCGCAAACGCGGCATTGTGATTTATCACCCAAAAGCGTTAGACGCGTATTCGTCGAGCCTGTCGTGGAGGCACAATAGATTCAATGTCCGCCGCCCAAATAACTTCTTGATCCCGCATGGTTGGACCATTCAGCGATTCCAGATCGTAAAGACCTGGACGGGATCCACGCGTAAGCCGCTTCAACAGCGCTCGACCGTCGCTTAGACCCACAACAACCATATCACCAAGCATTTCGTCGGACGGGGCCAACTTCTGATCGCTATAAAAGATCAAGGCCCCATCGACGAAAGTACCCATAGAGTAGCCATGCACTTCAACGGCTACCGACTCAGGTCCGGCACCGGGCGGGATGATGACATCTCCGAACCCGCCGTCCCCAGTTCCATAGACTATTTCGCCGCTCGTATCGGCCCCCACCCGTCCTACCACTGAAGTTACTCCCGGTTCTTCCCCGATAAGATATCCAACAGTGGTATTCAGAATGTTAGCGACCGACTTCAGGGAGTCGATTTTTGGAACGGCACCGCGATCTAAGATGTCGCGTACAAAAGTTTCCCCCATGCCAGCTTCCAGCGATAGGGCCTTCATACTCCAGCCGCCTTTCTTCATCGCGGCCCGAAAACGATCTTTGTCCACAGTGATTTGTTTCATAAATGGGTTTTACCCCATTGAACAATTTCCGTCACTTGGGAAATTTCCCATTGACGGATGTGATTTATCCCATTACATTCTCCTCAACAGCACGAAGACAGCCTCACCAGCTCGATCTGCTGAACCAACCAAACACGAGGAGTAACCCAATGACGAACGCGAAAAACCCGAGAAGAAGAAGATCGCCAGCACCTCGAAAGAACGAAGTAATCGGCGGCGGATTCTTTGTATTCCGCCGCAGCAAACTAACCGGCCGCGTCAGCGTAGCCACTACCCTACCGTATGAACACGGCTCGTTTGAGCAAGCACTGGCTGAGGCAACGCGCCTTACCAAGCTCTGCCCAGGCGAAACATACGAAGTTTTCCAGACAAGCGGCGCGATTGCCACATCCAACCACGATGTGTTTCTCGCCGAGCTCCGCGATGCTGGCGCCGGCGTTGAGGATGTCACGAGCGAAGACCCTGAGATGGCGGAGGCTGCGTGATGAACCGCGCCCTGCTGGAAATGCTCGCCGATATGGAGCCAGACCTGCACACCGAAGTGCATCGCGCAGGCAGTGACGAACCAATGCGTCGTCCCGACCACCGTGCAAAGAAGCACGCTCGCCCAATGCCTTGGATACGATACGCAGCGCGCGAAGCCGTTGAGATGACGGTTGTCATTGGTTTCTTTGTGACAATCGGCGCTGTTGGGCTCGGCGTCACATGATTTACCGCGAAAGATAGCGACGGGGCGTAGCGCCCCAGGATTTACCAGCCATCGACGATCCGAGCGTTTTCACGCCACGGGCCGTCACGGTCACCAAAACCACACGAGGAGCATCAATTCATGTCTAACAGACACACGCACATTCTTACCGCCGACGAGTTCATTGCTCAGGGCACCACAGCAGCAGCAATCCTGTCGATTGCCCGTTGGTATCGCGTAAGCGATCCGGAAAGCGCCGCAAAGATCAAAGACATTGCATATGACGTGTCGCGCAAAACGGGCGAGAAGATCCGTATGCGCCGTGTGCGACCAGCCAACGACAATCGCCGTCCTTTCAAGCGGAGGGCGGCGTGATGGACAGCCGCGGCAACACTATCGACGCTGCTTATCTCAACGCGTTGCGGCTAGGCCCGCAGCGCATAGGCCGGGCTTCTGTTGGAAGCACTGGGATTCCTCTGCCCGTTGCTCGCCGTCTGGCGGCAACAGGTCGGGCCGTCGTCGTGGGTGATGAGGTGCGATCTATCAAGGCGGCGGCTCGTCAGGGTCCCCCAACTGATTAAGATAATTGGTTATCTCTTCGGCTTCATCGCGCCGGAGGTTGCAACAGAATTGGCCGTTCAGCTTCGCAGGTTCCCCCGTTGAGAGCTTAACGACGGTCCATGTTCCATCCGGCTCTTGCCGCTTGTCAAAATGAAATATCGTCATGGCATCAGCAGTTTGTTGCTATGCAGATCAGCTATTATTCCAATTCGCAGTACCCTACGTCATTTAATGATGACGTATCGGATGCCTATTCCATCGAATGTCGCAGTGATTAAACAGATAAGCCATCTCGCTAGCTTCGTCCTCTGACAAATCGTGAAGCAGCGTTCCATTCACGGCTGCAGGCAGAGCATTGTTAGTATTAACAACCGTCCAGCTACCGTCCTGCTCTCTGCGGACATCATATCTAAGGTCAGCCATGCCACTACCCTCCATGTGGACTAACTTTCCAATCACGAGACGAAGTTTAATTTCAAATCCCGTTTGGTCAATAGCCCACTAAGCCGCTAGCGCCTCATCCAATCCGTTGAGGTACTCAATCAGTTCTTCGGCATCGCACTTCTTAAGCGAGCAGCAAAGCTGCCCATTGAGCGAAACCGGATTCTGACTGACGGTTTCCTTTACGGCCCAAAGACCATTCGGCTGTTCGTCCAGATAATAAAAGTTAGCTGCCATTGCGAACTGCGGCGTCATCTCAATTTCCTCAGTTGTGGGGAACCGCCGCGATAACGCCGACCCGGAATCTTTGTTCCAAAAAAATCAAGAAAAGTGAGGAATCAACATGCATAATGAAAACGACAACGAAGCTGATTTGCTTATGGGCGTCGAGCCTATCGCTAAATATCTAGGCGTCACAAGGCGCCAAGCGTATCGGCTTGTCTACGATAAAATTATGCCTAGCTTTAAGCTCGGTGGCACCGTTGCTGCTCGCCGATCCAGCCTCAAAAAATGGATGGAAAGTCTGGAGGCAGAGCACGCCGCGTAAGCCGTGTGCCATGTGTCAAACCATGTGCCGTCGATTCCCCGCGCAATCTTGAAAATGCGTGTTTTTCTGGGAAATCCCTGAATATTTGCGGCACATGGATTATGATGCCACACCAAGCTCAAACATTTGATATTGTTGTATATTTTTGGTGAGCGCGCAGGGATTCGAACCCTGGACCTACTGATTAAAAGTCAGTTGCTCTACCGGCTGAGCTACGCGCTCCCAGAGGGGGAACAAATC